GTAGGCGCGCACCGTGGACGAATCGTAGGCGTGCACCTTGGACGAATCGTAGGCGAGCACCGTGGACGACTCGTGGGCGTGCACCGTGGACGACTCGTGGGCGTGCACCGTGGACGACTCGTGGGCGTGCACCGTGGACGAATCGTAGGCGTGCACCGTGGACGACTCGTGGACGTGCACCGTGGACGAACCGTAGGCGCGCACCGTGGATGAATCGTGGGCGTGCACCGTGGACGAATCGTAGGCGTGCACCGTGGACGAGCCACGAACTATAAACGAACTGTTCCCCCTACAATAAACTACTGCATTGTCGCGCCGCAACGCAGCGTCAAGTTCCTCCTGGGTTTTAACTTCGACCGTTTGCATAAGGTTTACTCCTGCGACATAAGGACAAAGAACGGAAAGTGATGGCTGCCCGAACGCTCGACAACTAAGGAAGGCTCCCGGAGCACGGCAATGCTCGGGGAGCCAAGGTAACATGTCCAAACGATACCTATACCTTTAGCATATAAATATAGCGCACTAGAGGGCAAAAGTTAACCTTATTGGTAGACTAAAATAAGCGGCCCCGGCGACCAGCGTGCGGCCGGGTCACCGGGGCCAGGAGAACAAAGTCCACACTCACTATATACTACGCCACTGCTTGTGACCAAGAATTACATCCGGGCACTTGTAGCAGCGGACTGTTCAGAAAGTAATTGAGGAATAGACTGCTCAGTCGCGGCGCGGAACTTCTGCCAGGTCTCCGCATCTTTATGTTGCAGAGGTAGATTATTGATCTCCTGCATCATCTGCCCCAGGCGTTGCGCCAGAAAATTCAGCAACTCCCGCTGATTCGTCTTTTGCAAATCGTAGGCTGCGTTAAAGAGCTGCGGGTCGTCAGCCCATATCTCCGGTCCCAAGGCATCGTCCATCTCCGCGATTTTCAAAATGTCCGGAGGATCAAAAATGCCATCCTCCTGTAGAATGACGCCTAGATAGCGCCGCACCTCGTGGCCAAACTCTGGAGGATCTTCGCCCTCTTCGCGGTTGATGCCGATATGCAGCAGCATTTCGTATATGCCCCACAAGGCCTCGTGAACATCGAGCCTATCCCAGCTACGAAAATTAGCTTCGCTGCCGCTAAGCACGTTGCAGACATGGTTAAAGGCCTCCACAGAAACAAGCGGCAAGTCCGTCGTATACACCAGAATCAGCGCCTGGATCTTATCCTTACTAAGCGGGAGCAGCTCTACCCCAAAATCCTCGGCAATGTTGATCCACAAAGTACGAGGATCCCATGTAAAAATGTCCGTACCGTAGGTGTCCAGACAAATTGCTAACAGGGATGTAGCAAACGCCCCCTCATCCCGCATCTTCGCTTGCAGCTGTTGCTTACGCGTCGTGTTCAGCATCATGGTCCCGCTCCTCTAATGGGTAAAGTCTAACAAGCAATTGAAGTAAGCTAAGGCAATGCGACCAGAGATGCTTCCACCAGTGCTCTGGAGTAGCCAGAGCGTGAAAATCAAGCGCTTGCTGCTTCTCGACATCGAAGAGTTGCCCGCGCCCGAAACGCACCCAGCGCCCGTCCAGAATTTCCAACATTGCCGCGGGCAACGCAAGATCCGCCAGCTCAGCTTCTCCATCCAAAAACGGGAGTAGGCTCTTTTCCACAGTCCGCGCGTAACGCGTTACGCTTTCACAATGAAAGGCCAAGGCAGATAGGGCCTCCGCCTCCGTCAACACTCGGCGCTCGGTCAAATGGTAAACCGCGCAAATGCACAGGGCCGCCTCCGCTGGAACCTCGCTACGGCGGTCCAGATCTTGCCAAGCAACCCCCTGCGGAAAAAGCTGACGGCCATACCGCCGTATGGCCGCCCAACTGACGCCCTCGCGGGCGATTTCACGTGCTGCTATCATCTAGAGTCCCCGAGTCAGCCTCCAAGTCTGCCGATAACGCTGCGGAGATGTATCGGCCACTAATAGCAGACCACCGTAAGGCTCGATTCCGGCGTTGTCGAAGCCGTAGTCAAAACGGGCGTCGAAAGCCAACTTGCGTGCATCTGCTTCTCCGACATCTTCAGGGTAGTCGCCTTCTACTGTCAGGTACAGATAAGTGCCCTCCCGTTCGGCGTCCACGATCTTCAGTCGTTTTTCTTCCCACAACTGCTTGGCGACTGCGCTTGTAACCCCCGGCAAGTTAGTCCCGCTGGGCGGCTCTCGGGCCGCTACAGATTGCGGAGCAGGCACCATTTCCACCGGCTCCTCCGGGGGCAACTCGCTGGGGCGTAATTGGGCAGGTTCCGACGGGCTTTTCGCCGGACTAATCGTGTCAATAACTTCGATACCGTCCATAGACTTGGGATCAGGTTGCGCAGTCATACATTCGTTCTCCTTTTTAGAACTCCAGCATTTGTTTACCAACGTACATCCGCAGTTTCTTGGCATTGAGTAGCTGTTTCAGCTTTTGCTTGTCCCCCGCAGGCCAGGCACTAATCGCGAGTTTTATTTGGTTGACCGCCGCGTCCTGTTCATGCCGACGTCGGCCCCCACAACATCCGGCGCGGCGCCGAGTCGCCCGCTTACGGGCCTTTTTTAACCCCGGAAAAGCTTTGGCTACCTCCGGGTTACTCAAGGTGGACAACAGGGCAGAATTAGTTAGGGTGATCACTTTAGGCATTGTAACCTATTATCGTAGTAGTCACCCCGGTAAGCTGAGTTTGCTGCCATTCCAGCGCCGCAGTCAGCTGGCTTACCTCAACTTGAATGTTAGCCCAGGTTTCTTGAATCAGATCCAAATCACCCGAGACAATATCAAATTCCGCTGTTCGATACAAGCTGGGGAACTGGCGAGCATTTGCCGCGTCCTCCGGATAGTCTGCCAAATCGCCAGGGCTGCATACAGCGATTGGCCGCGAATGGCTCTCTCGTTCCCGGTCCGGCAAGTCGTCGCGATGCAAAAAGATCTTCGGATCGTTGTCCCCCCGTTCTCCAGGGCGACAGGCTACATGTAGCCGGTAGCCTACCGGCGAACTCGTCGGGTAAATCCGTACTGCGTCTCGGGTTAAAATGAGGCAGGCAGCAGGTTCGTAATCGTAAACAACTTCTTCACTCTCGTCTAAACTCGCCAGAATAGTCAAGGCATCGGCGAGCGCGTTAATCTCGGCTAACAAGGCCTCCCAGGCTTCTTCCAGCAACGTCTCCGTTCGGAAAGTCAGAGATACAGTGGCCTTACGATACAGTCCTGTTTCGACGTCCGGCAAGTCTACCAGCTGGGCCTCTAGATCTTGGGGGCTACAAATTCCCAAGAAATAGCTTTCCCCGCCGACTTCGCGGTGAAGGAAGAGGCTTTCTACGGTCCCAATTGCAGCTGCCGACGAAGACGAAAAGACTATTTCTATCCGCGAAGATGAAGACGAGAACATGAGCGGAGTATCCGCCAGGCCTTGCTCAACGGTCAAATCCATCCTAGCGCCCATATGTTCCAATCGTGCATCAGGCGCGTAGACTTGCCGAGTTATTGTAAGCTGCTGAGACACACTCAAGCTCCCAAGTACGAGGACGAACGGCATTCCCGGTCATCTCGGTACTCTACTCTGAGATACGGTGTAGAGGACACGGTCACGGTTGCGTCCCGCCGAGCACCGTCGTCCGAAGCTTCTTCCTTGATCCAGAGACCGAAATAATCGCTGCCCGGTGTGTAATTCCCGCGATCCACGAAGAATTGTAACATGTCCGCCAAACTCGGAGTTATCAAGCCGCTTCCCGCCCCTGTCGCAGCGATCCGAGACCAGACCAGAGTTTGGTTTGTCTTAGCCGGATCGTCAGTCCCGGAGAAAGCCCCGACGGCAGCAAAGGCAGCGTCAGCGTAAATATCGGACAGTCGGACTACGACGTCTTCCCCGGTCTCCGAAGTATGTGCCCCCAAAATGAGATACGCTGTCTGGATCAAAGAACACTTGGGGATATCTAACTGGACCCGGAAGAATGTATCCCAAGTGCGCAATGGATCGCTGTCTCTTCCAAAGCGGACAAAGCCCAGATCGGTGAAGAGGGTCTTGACGCCGGTAGCTGCATCGGTCAACCGGGCCACGACATCGGTAGCAACAGCTGGATAAAGTCTTGTACCAAGCGCGTGCGGATCGACCCACAGGGACGAGGAAGATAGCTGCGGCGGAGAGACAAACAACGATGACGAAGAGGACAGCCGCAGCGGCGCCTGAATAGGCACCGGAGACGACGAAGATGACGACGGGCTCGGCGTTGGAGGCGTTGGAGAAGGCGTTACCAAATCGAAAGTCTCGGTATCTGTAGTCGCAGCTTCGTCTCTGCCGCCGCGCAGCACACCGTCCGCATCAGGTATCCCGAAGTCATTCAGGTCGAGAGCCAAAGTGGCCGTCTGGCGTTGAATCTCTATCCAAGCTTCGTCTAATTTAGCCGCAGTCTCGCACAGGATCTCAGCCTGTTCACGTCGATACGCAAAGGGAATCGTGGTGCCGGGGGCATCCTCCGGAATAGTTTGTAAGTCACGAAGCGTCGCTACCCGTCGGAAAGTCGGGCGTTGCAACGGCAGCCCGATAGTTACCCGGGCGCGTTCGTAAACAAAAAGCTTGGTGGGCACGCTGTCCTGGTTGCCAGTAGCGGTGACTACCAGACGATGCAAATCCCCTTCAAATCCAACGCGTTTCTCCAAATTGCCCTGGTCAGCACGAGTGATAGTCAAACGCGGGGGAATCGCCGGGTAAAGCGAGGAGGAAGAATCGAATACCGGGCACTCGCCCGGCCCGCCTGCGCTGGCCGTCGCGGCGTAGAAGACCTCCAGATCCAAAGCGTCGCTCTCAACTGTAGCACTGTGTTCGTTACCCGACTCGTCGGCGATATTAGCCGTCGGCACGCCTCCGGCGTTTTCGGTGGCGCCGTCACCCATACGCCACCAGCCGATCAGATGATCTGAACTAGTGTAATTGCCCGAATCGTCGTCCAGCGCGATACCCACTCCGGCGTTGTAAAGCGCGGTAATCTCCGCCGCCCCGAGAGCCTCGTCCCAAATTCCGATCTCGTCTATGTACTCGTCCCAGGAGCCCTTGACATCCGTATTATCAACGTTCCGGATGCCGCCGATCAGAAGATCCCGGGGCCGGGTGACTACGCCAGAAAGAGCCTGCGCCGCTCCCACTTGCGCTCCAGCGATGTAGAGCGTAGCAGTAGTCGTGCTCACCACGACGACAATGTGGTGCCAGCCGTCATTATTCAAGCCATATCCCAAAAGAGCGTTGATATCGAAAGAGAATGCGTCGTCGCCGATGGTGATATTAAGATCAGGGTCCGCGAAGGAAATAGCATACTGCAAACCAACCGCGTCGCCTTTGCCGATAATGTACTGCTCGCCGTTGCCCGTGGTGGTGCGGACCCAGGCCTGAATAGTGAAAGCATTTAGCGTGGGAATGAAATTGAACGTGGAGTAGGAGCCAACTTTCACATATTCGTTATTGACTGAAACGAAGTTGCCTGCCCAGCAATTGACGAGCTTGCTCATGCGCTCTACTCCACGATAACAAGGCGATGCTGCTTTTTAGTCGCTTGCCCGGAGTACGCCAAAATTACCCTACGAAATACTTGGCGCCGCACCGAACCGGCCAAAGCCCGCAGTTTATTCAGCTCGTCCATTCTACCGGCGTCGTAGAGCCAGAGGAAAATTCTGGCAAACTCGTCCAGTAGCCGCCCCTGCGCCCGGCGCACCTTGAATATGTCGCAACCGGCGCATCCGGCTTGCAAGCCGCCCAGCAGACCGTGCGCTTTCATGTACTGGTAGAGTTCTTGAACCGGAGGCCGCAGCAGGGCAAACGAGGGGCACATGCGGTAAAAACGAGGGCGCCCCAGCAACCAGAGCACGTTCTCTGCGTTGCAAATGAAGTCATTTTTGGATACCCGCAATGGGCTCGTCGAAACCTCGTTTTCCAGCATCGCTGATCCTCACCCCCTCGTAACATTGCGCTACGCCGAAGCCCTGCTGCTGCAGCGCAGCTCCGAACATGATATCTCCGCCGCGATGTCGCAGCCGCGGGTCCGGCCCATCGCAATCTTGGAGCGCTTGTCGGCTTACCAACCAGAAGCCCCCGGTGCAGAAATCGCTTTTGGGCATAGGAGGATGCTTAGTACGGTCCAAATTGTACGGACGTCCGGAATACCAGGAAGCCTGTTCCACCCAACCCAGGTTACCGTTCTTGCTTGTAGCCGCGATCTGCTCTCCGCGAAGATGGAAATAGTACACCTTTCCAAAACAGTGATGCCCCTTTGGCGTACGTTCGTTCTGCTCCAAGAACTTTATATCGACTACCTCCCCCAAGCGCCGGATAAATTCTGGATCGACAATATGGCTGTCGTCGTCTAACCACATGACCCAGTCGGTCTCCAGCGGCAATTCCGGATCACGAAACATCCGACGCATCAGGGGATATTTATAGACCTGCGGATTAGCCCGGTAAATCCGTTCGAGATTGGGCTTGTCCTCCAAAAAAGCGATGATGCGTTTCTCGATTTTCAGCGGCACCGCGTTCATCCCGTAGCGCAGCCGAAACAGGTTGATATCCAGGCAGCGGTAAATGCTCTCCAGACAACGCATGATCAGCTTCTCATGATCTCCGTAGGCAATACCGCAAACTGTAATTGGAAAGGTAAGATGTTTGAACTGCAGCTGAGCCGGAGCTAATGGCCGCCCGGCCACAGCTTGCTTTGCCTTCTTCTTCTTTTTCTCGCTCTTAGAAGGCTTATCAGTCACCGGAGACGGATCTTGAGGAGGCGGCGGCGCGTCGGCCCCGGGAATAGCGACAATCAGATCCTTGACAGTGGGCATAAGTCCCCCTTGGTTAACTCGCTTTTCATGCTCCAAGATTTCTTTCACTACCATAGCAGAAGTGATCATGTCCAGACAACGCGGCAGCGGCGTACGACCCGGCCTGCGTACGACGTCTTTACAGTTCTGCTCCGGCCTCCCTTCGGTAACTTTGGTCTTCCAGCATCCCTGGTTCTTGCAACAGCTTAGCTGGCCGACAGTGTGAAGAAACTGGTGCGGCACAAACGCGTGATCTACGAACCGCCCGTCAGTGTGCGGAGACCAACGCTTCCATTCCTTGGGTTTACCCGGCGGTTTGGACAGCAACCCCGCTGCGTAGGCCAAATTGCGTCGCAAAGTCTCTTCGGTATACGCCTCCCAGGTCCAGTGCTCGCGCCCCCCGGCGATAACTATAGTGGGTTTGGCCATTGCAGCCGCTGCATGCATCGCGAAGGTTACAGGGGTTACCACTCCGCACGAATGCAGCAGGACCCGGATAGCCTGCCGCAGATTGGTCTTGCCCACCAGATTAACTACCTTAGTGAGCGGCGGATGGTAGTGTCGAGCGCCTCCACCGCTCGGCTTATTGCCGATCTGGACGAAGGCGACTTGCCCCTCTAAGTCATCTACGACTTGTTGCCAGCGCCCCGGATCCCACCACTTGGTGGTAAAATCAGCTTTCCCTCCCGAGAGCAGTACCCAGTACTGCCCCTCAACAAGCGGCTTCTCCATCTCCTCTTTGGAAAAATGCAAGTCCGGACGGAACTCGGTCAACCGGATCTTAAGCTTGAGCTTCCGGTTAAGATCGTCAATAAACCCCTGAATAAAATGCAACCCGCACTGGTTAGATTGCTGAATCAGCGGATACCCCAGAGTAATTTTAGCGGCGTGTCTCTTGTTCACCTTCTGCAAGTAAGGATTATGCTGCCATAGTTCGCTCGCGGTGGTTTCCACATTTGTAATAAACCGCCCAGGGTAACACCGGTGTAAATCCCGGATCGCCGCGGTCATCATTAGCACGTCACCCGGCGCTTGCATATTCCGGAAGAGATACTGCTGAGGGGTCTTCATCGGGTCCGCTCGTGAGGAGTGCTCCGGTAGATCAGAGAATTCATCCACACGATAACCATGGCATACCCCGGCATGTTTGCCAGACTGTGCCAGCCACAACCTGCTAGTAAGCTAACCGCTAGCACCATCCACGAGGTCTGGCAAAAGAAGCAACCCAGAAAGTAACTCAGCCACCGGTTACCCGGGCGCCGGGTCTGTAGCGCAATCAGACGTTTTTTGCGCTCTTCCAGTTCGGTATCTTCTAGCCGCTTTGCAGCTTCCAGCGCGGGATGAGTAGCGTTCTCGCGATATTCCTGGCCGCGTCTAAGTTCGTATTGCAGCCGTCGCGTCTCTTCGTAGTACTCGTGATGGCGCCGATACCACCATCTCCCTATTTCCTTGGTCAGCAAGGAACTGAACAGAACGTAGTGAACTCCGATCACGAAAACGCAGACCGTTAACATGTGGAGCAGTTCACTCAGGCTCGTTATCTGCAGAAAATTTGGGACGGCGGGGGATGTCACAAGTAGCGCCTCCTCGTCTGTGAATTTCTTGAACAATGGGAAGTTCAACAAATGCCTTCCCCGGGGAAATAGGCCATTTGCCAGGCGGGGTTAGCGGGATCAACCTGCCCTCGTGCTTGGCCTGCAAGATTTCCTCGGCTCCGTCGACATTGTCCTGCATCCACTGCTCGATCTCTTCCATGGGAATACCCGCTAGCGACTTCTTGACCTGGGCAACTACGAAAGCGCAGACCATCAGGGAGTAGATATCCAGCGGGTTATACGCCCCCACCCAGATCGTGTAGCGGTCCAGGTCCACAGCCTCTACGGTTTTAAGATTGCCCAGCTTTTGCATAACGGTCTAGTAGGTCAACACCTGAAACACGGAGCAATAGTGGTCCGGGTATTCTCTGTCCCAGGAAGCCTCGGACGGATACGAAGTCAACGGGTTAGTCCCGACATCCGGCACCCTGACACGCAAATATCCCGCCGTGGGCGAGCACATCTCCGCCGAAGGGTAATGCTCGGCGCGGACCATACACCAGAGTTCGGTATCGTCTTCATTAGGAGGATCGCCGCTACAGCTGCCACAAAGCTCATGCCCGGGATAATCAGGGTTCCCGTAGTAAAAGGAGCCCTCTGCAGCTTGCAGATTATGCAGCCCCCGAGGGTTTCCCGGGAGAGACGGCCCGCAACCGCCGCTTGCCCTCGCCCAGCCGGGCACTACGCCGTTCCACTTGACGCGCACGGTCTCCCCGAAACCAGGCTCTCCGATTGGGGCTCCCGCAAGATTGTACATCGTGTCGTTGCAGTAATAGACCTTGTCGAAACAATTGCCCAGCGAAGTAGCCCGGTGATCGGTGCCGCCGCCGCGGGTGGACTGCGCCCAACAAGGGAATTCTCCGGGCTGTATTCTATCGGGGCCGTCGTCCCAGTAGTTCCCGTGATTCGTAGGGTTAAGCGTGGCGAGATAGTCGTCCACCCCATTGGCCCGGCATTCTACAGGGCCGCAAGCCCAGTATTCGTATCCCCGGACGCCGGAATAATCCCAATTAGTGCACTGGCCGCAATCCTCGGCAAGAAACTGGCCCTCAAGCGCTTTAGTCGCGCTCTCTCCGCCGTAGCAACACTGGTTGTATCCTCCGTTCATGCCATGTTCCGGCGCGCCGCCTGGACCTCCCCGGATGCAGACCGCCGCTTCGGTAGCGTCCTCCGGATCGGGCACCCCAAAGCTCCAACTAAGTGTATACTTGCATATTTTGTTGTTTAGCAGGTGGTCCGTATCCCAGGTAGGGGAGTCGCATTCTGCGCTGCTCGGGCCTTCGATAACTTCGCCTACCCCCGGCTCGATATCCGGATCGTCAACATGACACATGAAGCACTCGTTATGGTACTGGTCGCATTCCGCGTAGTCTCCAAAAAACGGGTGAATCACGTGGCCGCAGTACGAACCAAACACCGCCGACGGCGTGGCCATGCGCACTCTTACCAGGTTCGGGTCCCCGAACCACAGTCCATTGTTCCACAACCAGTTGATCGAATCTACCATCTCATGAACATGTTCCGGGGTCACTTCGTCGCATTCCAACAGGCCCCGACGCGCAATGTAGTCAACCATGTCTGCTTCCGGCAAGTCGTCGCAAGTCATCTGGTCGGACTTGGGGAACTGATTGGGCAAGGACATCCAACTTTCATCCCCGCCCAGATAATCCTGTTGATAACGATACGGGTGGCACGGGAATCCGTCGTCCCCCGTCGTCTTCTCCGCCAACAGAGTTACCGGAGGTTCAGAGTTGACCCCGTAGCTATCGCTGTACACGTTGCGGGGGTGCCCCCTCCACCACATCCGCGATCCCCGACTGCCAGAACTTAGGCCATGTCGTGCGGCAGTTGTCGAGGCATAGGGATAGGCGATCGAATCGGTCGTCCCTTTGCCCCCGTAGACATAGTGCCCCGGCACATTGGACCCCATCCAACGGAATTTTATCTCCTGTTCGTAACAACAACTCTCCGGACTGTCGCGATCCCGCGGGTCGAACTGTATGCCTTGCTGCCCGAAATAGTTCAGCGCCCAGCGCACCATGTTGATATGGTGAGCCTGCGGCTGGTACAGGCAGCCCTCGAAAGGCGCCTCCGGGAACCAGCTATCGTCGTTCTCAGAAGTAACGAACTCCGGCAAACCGTACGCGTAGGGATTTTCGTGGTTCAGTACCACGAAACTATACCTGTCCTGGGCTGGCGGATCCGGATCCCACATGGAATGGATATCCGTGTAGCTAAACTCGAAATGAAGCTCATATTCATCCAGCCGCGTGAAATCAGCGGATGGAAGGGTCGCCTCTGGAAAGTCCGGGGGCGTGAGGTTGACATGGGTCAGTCCGCTCCACGAGCCGCCATCCGGCTTCTTTCGCCAGATCATTTCTGCGCCAGTCAAATTAGCTTGCTGCACAACAACAAGGAAAACTACATCCTGGTCATCTTTTACATCGTAAGGAAACACGTCCTGATTCCGAGAGACTAAAACTACCCGCTCGTGATGTGAGTATGTCATGAATTGCCGGGCATGTTGCACGCTGCGCGGCCGTACCGGGACGTGATTGGCGTAGGTCGGCCTCGAAGAGGGCAACGTGGGGAAAAAAGTCGGGGAATCCGTTTCGCCGCGAGACAAGTATTCGTTCCGATTATAGTACTCGTCTTCGAGTATCTCCAGGCCGTGGAACCGGTACAGCTTGGGCCACATTGCCCGTGGATGAGCTTTGTCATGCGGCGTCATCCAAGTGGTCCCCCCGTCGGGAGTCGGGATCGCCCCGCATAGAGCGTAGATCATCTGCTCCAGGCGCTGGAACGCGGACTTGACCGCAGCATTGGTGGGGTAGGCGCAGGGGTCCGGGCTATACGCCGGATCGGAGCGCTCCGCCGCCCTCGACTCCTTCCAATTGGCCTGCAGATACAGGGTGCTGATAGTCTTGGGCATCGGGGTCACTCGTCGTAGTCACGGAACCAGAAACGAAAACTTTCAATACGGAAGAAGTCGTCGAAGGGCACCACCACATCTTGCCCCAGGTATTGTAACGCAAGCAGCGTCCCCCCGCTGGCCGCGGTGGATAAAAAAGTGTGATTGCAGACCGGCCACGCGTACTCCGGGGACGTGTTGTTCCATTGCAAAGTGCACGCGGCGTACGGGCTCACGGGATGTACTCCCGGGGTGACCGCCCATCCTCCCCGGAGTATCTCGTCCCGCGCATACCCCACGCCGGTGATCTCGTAAGGCGCCACCATGGACATGTCGATCAGCGGATCCGCCAGGATTTCGTTATCAAGCGCGATCCAGGCCAGCCCGAAATGAATTGCGCTGGGATACGTGGCGGAGGCGCCGGAAAACACGGCCTTGGCGAGCAATTCTGCGAAATCGACGGTGATCATCAGCTCCCGCTCACGAAGCCCTCGAAGTCCACGGACAAAGACTGCCCGGGCTTCATGAGGATCTTGTTACGAGTCGCTACGGAACATAGCAGCCGCCAATCCGGATCACCGTAGGTGGGCACGTAGTTGTACTCCGGCGTACCCGAGTGCCCGACCCAGGCCATAATCGAAACTCTCCCAATCGGCATCCACATGGTCTTCCAGGCATTTTGGTTCATGTACGGCGCATCGAATCTAAAGTCCCAGCCATCGTCGAAGAATCCTGCAGGGTAGACCTCCGGTCTTTGCCAGGGGTAACCGACCTCGCTTTCCCATACGGACTTCTGCCGCGCCGCGCCCCCGTCGGCGGTCCCCCCGTAACTCTGCTCCTCGCGCCAAGGCGCTTGGTAGCTCTCGTCCAGACCTCCGGGATACCAGATTTGCTTCCAGTACCAATCGTCCGCGTCAGCCCCCTCCGCCGCAGTGGCACTGGTTAAGCATTGGAATCCCGACCAGGCCTGCAGCCTAACCCGCCAAACGTTACCGAACCGCTGAACCGCCGGGGTCCTCTTCACCCTGCGGTATCCGGTATCGTAATCAAGATCGTGGCGAGGAGAGGCCTGCTCCACGTGGTAATACTGGGCGCCGAGGAAGTCCTCGTACTGGCTCATCCGGGACATGTCGTCGTCCCTCTGCGCCCCGCCGCCACCCATCAAGTAAGAAATCGGGTTGTTTTCCTTGCCGCCGGTGCCTCGCATATCCAGGGCGATAAAGTAGCTCGTGGTGTCCGGAGACTGATCGCCAGTGAGCAAAACATCATAGGCTAGTTGCCGAGCGTCCCAATGGAGCATGTTCTTCTGCACGTCTCTCCAAAGACGGCGCCCGCCCCGGTCATACAGTGCCAAAGCAAACTGCCCCTTCCCTTCCATCAGAGATACACCGCTTTCTGCCCGAGATTGTAGAACATTTTCATCTGCACCTGATTCTCGTCCGTAGTCACCCAGAATACCACGATTTCGCCGGGGGACAACTCGGTCGGACAGTCCTGCAGGAACTCGGCCATGTTGAAAAAGTTGTCGCCGGTGTAAGAGGACCCCTCTACGACGACCACTGAATCCGGATCCTCGTAATCCTCGAAAGTCACTTCTTGAGCTACGTAGTTCCAAGGCGCGCGCAGCCCCGTAGCCGATAGAATTTCAGCGAAACGCCCTCCACCCCCGCTTCCGCTCGGTGGAAGGTAGATATCCACGTCGTCGGTGAACGCGCAAGGATTGTCTCCAGCCGCAGCGTAGTCCTGGGAGACGTCTACCGAATACCCCTCCAACGAGCCTAGCAGACTGCCGGTTTCGTAATTGCGGAGCTGGACGCCCAGATCCCGATGCGAACAGGGCATGTACAAACTGAGGTCGAAGTCCAGATTGCAGCTCTCATCAAACTCCATCCGCGCAAGCAGCCCGGACGGCTCTTCATATAGCAGATCTCCGTATTCCTTGGGATCCTGCTGCCCACACATAATCGTGCCGTTCGGGATAACGCTGTAGTACGGATGCTCATGATCGGTGTCATACGGCGGCTGCTCTTGCCGCCAGGAAAGCAGACTCAACTCATCATCGGTAACCGGGCTATGATGACAACCGCCAGCTGGACAAGGTAGATTCAAAGAGAAATCCAACGAAGGCAGACACTGCGTTGAATCATCACCTACCGAGCCGAAATCGATAGTTAATAGCCCAGTCGGCTGGCCAAAGGCCCATTTACGCACCGGCGGTTCTTTCGGGGGATCGACTCCCTCGTAAAAAGCCGAGTCCAACACGTTGATCGAGGGCTCGTCTCCGACGTCGAACTCCACCGGGCAAGGCAGATTCAGGCTAATCTCCAGAGTCGGGGCGCATACGCTGCCGTCTTGATAGTCTACTGCGAGACGGCCATCCGGCTCTGTGGCCCACGGCGCCGGGATACCAGACGCCGAATCGTATGCGTAAATACTGAGCGGCCCGCCCATCCCGGAAAAGTCCGCCGGGCAGGGCATGTTTAGCCTCAGCGTAAAATAAGGCTCACAGGCGGCATTATCGCAAGGCACGGAAGAAGAGATCCCGGCCAGATTAACGATCAAACTGCCGGTAGGTAACCCTACGGCGTTGACCAGAGCAGGAACTACCGTACCGCCTTGCCAATCAATTGGGCACGGCACATTCAGCTGGAAATCCAGATGATAATTACAAGTTTCGCGTGCGCTGGACGAAGAGACAATCTCTGGAGGATTGGTAACTTGGACAGTCAGAGTCGGCGGGTGGGGCACGCATTCCTCGCCGACCGATCGCACGCTGGCAGTAATTACTCCCGGGCAGGGCAGTACCACATCCACGGCCAATTCAAAGTCGCAGCTATCCGGCAATGCAGAAGCCCGGACTACCGCGGACCCTGCGGCGCCGGGCACGTAATCCACGCTGCCTCCGCCGCCGGTCAGATCTGTAGGACAGGGCAACGTTAGATCTATGTCGAGAGTGAAGTCACATTCCTCTCCCTCGATAACACTGAAGTCCAAAGAGGCAGAATCGGCTGCCGGATCCCAGCTTACATTGCCCTCGCCCGCGGAAAAACCTACGAAGCAAGGGACATTCAGGCGAATATCGATTTCCGGTTCGCAGACGTCGCCGGTTGGGTAAGTCGTAGTGATCTCCAACCCGCCCTCGATAGCGCTGCTCTCGCCCGGCACATACAACTCACCGTCGATGTTTAAGGAGAAGCAGCCTTGATCCACCGGCGGGATGGGAATCGGCGGGTCAACCGGGGTCAAAATCATGTCCGGCGGCTGCGGGAAATTGCAGTCGTCGATAAGATCGTAGTCCCCGATAGGCGTTGCTGAAGGAACGCATTCCTTGTCAAAAGCCCGCGGCGGAGGGGGCGGGATAACCGAAGAAGACGACAGCAATTCAGGAAGCAAGGAGGAAGAGCTGGAATTCATCAACACTCCTCCATTGACGTCCGTCCAGCAATCCGAATCGTATGGGCGCTGGGGTTAGTGATTTCTACCCCGCGGCCGGGCTGCAAAACGAAATCTCCGGAAGCGTTCGGCGGGATCCCGTTGATACTGTTGAACACTTCATTGCAACACGTCGCGCGGTCCAAAGTGATCCCAGCATCCAACCGCTCCTGCTCTTCGAGGGTACGAGCGATTTCTGTGCAGGCTTCTCCAGCCCCTGCGCCCACCTTAGCCCCGAAGCGGACAGCGTTAGCAGTTGGCAATACAGCGAGATTGCAGTTGTACCCCGCGCGAAAGCGAAGATGCCCCTCCAGGGCTTCGCCGCCAGGCGCGTAAGCAGTAGCTGCAACAGCAAGCGAGGAGCTGCTTTCCGATGGGCACATCGGTAAAGCGACAGTGCGTGCTTCATTGGCTACCGCCAGTTGATCAACCCGATGTCCCTGTTGAACCTGGATGCAGCGACGTTCGATAAATTCAAGCGCAACGTCGTAAACTTGTACAAGCATCCCGGCGGCTATCAGCTCGGGTCTTCCAATTACCGCAAAGCCGTAGAAAAGTAATCGTCCCCCCGCTGAATGAGAAAAAGGAACTACCTCGAAAGCGGAGTAGGCCCCGTGGAGCGTGATCGTTTCGTCGTGTACCAAAGTACCCGGGGCGTTGATCTTTAGCGTAACGGTTACATTCGGAGCGCTCCAGTTCGTCGACACCGGCCACACCCGATGCTCGTCCTCGTCTGGGTCGAAACCGGCAGCTTCGTTGAAAACGATGCCAAAGTCTACTAAACCAAATCGGCTGAACCTATCCTCGTCAGTCAGCGTATACGGCGATCCCACGAGGGGGTACGACCGATAAAGATTCCGGTTGTAGAAGTCAGTGTCTGCCACATCAGCCGCCTAGAAAGCCGACCCGCAGCCCGTGGCGCTCTGTAGTGAGTCGCAACCCCGGGCGTTCGTCCGCAGCCAGTGTCGCCAGGGTTAGATGAAACGCCCCGGTTGCGTCCGGCTCGATAGCCGAACTGTCAAAAACGATTCCTTTGACCAGCACATTCTGTCGTGTCTGCACACCGCGGTCTTCGCAACCCCGGCGGACGAACAATGGGTCGCCAACCACGTCCACGCGGATACGGTTGTCCAAGTACCCGTCGAATCCGCAGTACGGACCCCGGCTGGAAGACGAAGATCCGGTTTCCTTCGGGATGGTTAACTGCACCCCCTGCTCGCCATACAGCACGACATCCCCGCGAAATACGGCTCCCGAGTCCAGCACGATGGACCGGACCACGCCTTGCGGCTGGGGGACTACTACAGTGGCCGCAAAGCGCGTCTGCTCTTGATCGAAGCGATACACTCCGTTCGGCCATCCAGCCAACTTGTTCAATCCGGCATGCGACGCTCCCCCGTACGTCTCCGGATAAAGACACTGCAGCAGGCCCAGATATACTGCGAAATCTGCGGTGTAAAAAGTAAGAAACGACGGCGGGGCATTACGGTCGAAAGATCCTCTCCCGACTTCGCCGGTCCCGTCAGACAAAGTAATATTTACTTCATCGCCGACCTCGATTGCCGAGATGAACAAATCGTACCGCCCGTCCGGAGGGAACAGGCGTCCGTCGACAAAGACGTCGTTCTCGATGACAACGTCCCCGTTGTTCCGGCTGGCTCCGGATTCAAAGGGGTAGTCTGCATCAACAGACTCCTCGTAGTAAGACGGGTAGGTAATTCTCATTGGTGTAACGCGTTACAGATCACTTCTTCTTGGACGGCGCTATCGGCGCTATCGGCGCTCCGCCGTTCGTCAGCATCGCTTTGACTCTCTGGCCCTTATAATACGATCGCCCGACAGTGTAGACCGAGGCACCGCCGACCAGCCCCCAAAGCAGCTTCAGCAAGTCCTCCGGAATCTCCCAACCCCAGGCGTTTTTAGCTACCGTCGCTCCGACGATACAAACGACGGCGACGATCTGCAGTAAAAACTCCGTTGTAGCGTATCCGCGGGTCTTGATGTCCATAATCTTTTCTCCTATTACCGAGGTAACCAGGGCACCTTGTTAGGCACCACAATGTCTTCATTAACCGGGGAAGCAGTAAACTCGGCGATCCGCGCCGTACCCCCGTAGACATAAAACCCAGGCGCTCCGTCGGCGAACTCGTCCTGCGGCGTCAGCGAACCGGGCGCCCAGGCCGAGATTGACGTCAACGCGTACGTAGGACTAGCGTAATCTATCGGTATCGTCTTTGTCAGATTTGGCCCGCCGCCAGATGACGATCCCGGAGACCAAGGGTTCACCCAAGCCCGTACGACATATCCGGGGTATCCGGGGGCAATATGCACTACTAGACGATGCCAGTCGGTCGGGTCCCCTAGACCAACTAAGTTCTCCCAACTCACCGGGGTAAAGATTCCATAGGCTTGCACGCCGTAGGAGATCTTCCGGCGGTTAAGATCGACAACCACCGCCCAGAAAGTGTCGGCGTCGTCGTTCTGGTAGCCCAGCAAGACGCCTACTTTCGGGTTCGCGCTGATGCCTTTGAAGGCCGCAGAATAAACGTAGGTATCTACGGAGCTGTCTGAGCAGTGCAACACCCCGTACTTGTGATTGGTACCAAAGCCCGCGTCCAGATACTGCCGGGGGTAGACCAGATAAGCGCCATCAAGATAGAACTGTTGCGGCAAAAGGTACGTTGAACTCGGCAGACGTTGAAACATCCGTAGAGCCCGCGTGGTACCAAAGTCGTTGGACCAGTGGTTCGTCGGGTCATAACGTACTGCATAATCCACTGTTTCCGCGTCTGCATCGCCGCGGTAGTCCTCGTCGTCGCAATCCTGGCGAGCCAGGCGAGTGGCTGTTAGTGCCAAGTTCCGCAAACGCAGCGGGACCTGAATGAACGGGGCATCCTGGGAGCCAGTCGCGTAACGCACGCCAAAAAATTTCATGTACTCCCAATTTTCGGTGCCGTCTCCAGCCAGGTAGCTAAGATCAAAACGGCCGTCGACAGTAGTCTCGTCGTTGTAAGTGTATTCCCAGTCTAAGTACGGGCTCCTTCCTATTATAGAAGACGAAGACGAACGCTCGCCCCGAAGGAGGGCGTAGTCCGGAAGATTGCGACGAGTTAAACGGAAATGAACGCGCTCGCGCAATAGCTCGTCGGCATCGAACGACGAAGACGAAAGCAATCCTCCTTCACTAGGCAGCCGGTAAAAATACTTAACTTGGCTGTCGGTTAACTTCAACCAGTTAATTTGAACATAGGTCGCTTGTAAGGAGACCTCCACCTTGATCCCGTGCTTCCAAGGACAGGCCGGTTCTCCGGGCTGGCTCACCCGGCTGTACTCGACGTTCATTCGGAGCACCCGCCCAAGCCACGGATACGCGCGGGTCATTAGGCCGCACGAGATGTAAAACTGTAACGACCGCGTATGTCCGTACCCGTCTTCAACTAACTCCGAAAGCAAAAGGGCGGAAATCTCCCAGTCCAGTTCTACGTCGACAAAGTCGCCGTGTCGATCGAGTCCCATTCGCCAGTTGTTATTTCGCAATACCCTTTGAATTACGTTAGTAGGTCCCTCATAAGACGGAATTACCAGGGCGCCGGTTTCAACTCGTAAAGCCGTATCAGTAACCGTTCCGGGTATTCGATCAAATCTCCAATCACTGCCCAAATGATCCATGGCCCAATGAAACCCCGAGACCTTGCCGAGTCCCTCGAACGGCGACCAGTCGCGAAGAGCTTCTAAATCGGAAAAGCTATATTCGATCCTCCGGGCAGCAACCCAGGAAGAAGAGGATTGTGGTACTAATGCAGCAGATGATTCTGCCTCCGGTTCCTCCGGAACGTACTCGCTTAACGAAGAAGCGCACTGGTCCTCCGCCAGCGGATCAAAACGCACGACTGTTTCGCACACGTCACCATAGGCCACCGGCGTAGTCAACACGATCCCGGTGCCGCCTGCGTCGTCGGTAATATCAGGATACCCGGCAAGAACTCCGTTGGTGTCGTCGATCTCCAGATAAATGAGCCCTGCGCAATCCGGCTCTACCTGGTTGATAGTCCGCAAAGGCTCACGATCACAGGTGCCGCTTTCCGGGCGCTTGCCGCACGGCCCAGCAAAAAGCTTGTACATCTCGGGCAACTGCTCGGAGTTCAAGCCGAAGACAATACAACGAGTCAGCGCTCCGTCGATGTAGCGGTAGCCCTCCTCTACGGTCATATTGGTGCCTGCGATAAAACGCACTCTTCCGTCCAGCGCTTCGGCGCTGTCTTCCTTGCCCAGAGAGAGCACCCCGCCGACGGGGTAAGCGTGGGCAAGTCTGGGTAGCAAAGCAGCCTGGTCCGGGTCGCTGAACAACCAGGTACGCACTCCTGTCATTTCTTCGGGAATCTTTCCAGGCGCTACCCAACCGCCCACTCCGGCCTGTAGAGCTTCAACCGGATAACTGCGATACGGTGTGGCCGAGCGGGCGATCTGAACAGCCGCTAATACTGTAATCGCGCCGGTCACGAGGTGCTTTGCTGCGATGGTCAAAGTCATAAGATTGGGGCTCACTGTGATAGAGGCAATAAAACCTGTCGAACCATAAAGATCCGGCCACCAAACGTGGCAATCGTTCAAAATGCTCTCAGGCAAAGCGCTGCCGTCATCAGCGCAACAGCTAGCGTTGTCCGCAAAGGGATACGCTCGGACATCGTTTAGACTCCCCACGGTATGCTGGCTAACTACCATTTACTTACTCGCATTGCCGCGCAGCTCTACCAGGGTCGTCAACAACTCGGGAGCTTGCTCGCAAGCGGCGACCGAAGCGTCAATCTGCACCGTATTTCCATCCACCCGGTCAACGGACGGCTGCATTCGCACCGAGAACACGAAGATCTTGTAGCCCCCTCCCTTGATCGCATTGTTGTCTTCCATGGTAAATACCCCGGCAGCCTCGGTAACCTCCGCCTGGGCATACATGTCTTGGTCGTTGTACGCCATACCGGTGCCTTCGACGTAAACCGGGTCGAAGTCCCCGTTGCTGAAACGCACTTCGATGCTGGCACCCGGCCGCAGACAAGCCTGGGGGTTGCCGATCCAGATCTGCACGGTGACCAGCCAGCCGGTAAACGAATAGCCGAACAGCCGGGAAATACAGCTGGTGCCCACGCAGGTCAACGTCGCTTGCCAGTCGGACAAAACCTGCTCGAAGGCTTCCCGGGCGTCTTCCCATTCGCGGCGGACGCGCAAGCCCTCGTCCTTCAAGTCGCGGATCTGTTCCAGCACCTCAATAAAATCCGCGCAATCGCAGCAGGCTTGGCAATCGTTAGCGAGCTGTAAGGTGTGCCGGGTACTTTTGAATTCGTCCATGACCAGCGCCCCAGTCGGACGTGTAATCCTATAGCACGTGTCGCCTTCCAGCTGTAGCCCTCCGTTTGTAGGACGTTGTCCGTTGATGCTATAGACCGCATCGGCCGTCGCTGCGCAGCCCACCTCTGTTCGACCCTCCCCCGCCCCAGCTACCGCGCCGATAACAATGCGATATGGATTCGGCCGCAGCCCAGACTCCCTCAATTCTAAAGCCTGCATACGCGCAGTGTTCGGGTCAAGCTCTAATCGAATATTGGAGCCCTCGACGTAATGTCCAACTTCGCCGATATCGACGACAATAGCCCCGGCACGTACCCCAAGTTGATCAACACGTTGGGCTTGCTGTTCCACGCACTTCGATACTAGGGCATTATCTGCAGTGAACTCAGTCTCCTTGACCACTTCATCCCAAAAGGGGCTATCCAACGAAACGATCAGCGTTACGGCGACGCGTAGCGCATCATCGGACCATAAGTAAGTGCGGTAGCGGCCGTCATCGGAATTAGTCTTGTCGGGAGCGGTTAGCTGGAGCAGAGTCACCGAAGTGTCCGCTTCGGCTAATTTTAATATGTCGCCAGTAAAATCGACGAATTGGATCGTCAGCGGCGCATCGCCCAGACTCTCTTCGTGAACCAAATAGGCGTCAACGAACAGCCCGTCAATCAAGGTCTGATATGCTACTGCTTGGGGCGTAACGATGAACGGATGGCTGCGATACCTGTTGCGTTCTAACCACTCGCCTTCCACGCTCGGCATAGTTAGCCTCCTAACACGGCACTACTGCCCCGAGCTTAGAAGCTAAAATTACATCCCGCATTTGCTCGATAGAGCCTGTGGCTCGCTGAGCAAAATTTCGCTGTGTAGCGAGCTGAGCGCCCAGCCGGGCTATCTCGTCCCGTAGAACATCCAGCTCCTTGCAGCCGCAGCATGGCTCCGCGCAGTCATCCTCGATCCGAATACCGTTAGCTACCGCACCGTTGTCAATAGTCACGCAATCGAGTCCTGTGATAAAAAACTCCCCGTTGGAGTTGGGGCTCACGCCATTGATAGTTTTGATCGGCTCGCCCTGGGCCTCGTCCGGGCAGTCGCAGCTCTCTTGGAAGTCGGAATTGGTCACCGCGGATATCTTCAGACGTTTAACTCCGCCGCCTGCGTCGGTAATAGTCATCTGGATATTGTCGCCCGCTACCAGTTCAATATCCCCCTGGAGCAGGTCGCTGATGTCATTATCTGCGCTAACCACCCGCAGACTGCTGACTCCTTTGAGACTGGGGCGGAGTACCGTTGGCAAGAGCCGGGCATCGGCAATGTTGAACGCGTAACTTCCCCCGTAATCTTTAACGTCCTCCAAGCGCCCGATGATGATTCGGCCCACGCTATCGGCGAAATCTCCGAGGCCCTCGATGCAATAGGTCCTGTTCTCGGTGTGCTCGGCCTCGGTGATGGTCCGAGTAGCGATGGCTACCCCGCCATACCCCAGGGTGATGGTTACTCCGCCCCCAAAGACAACCAGCTCTTTGAGATGGAACTGAGAAACGTCCTGATCCAGAGCGTGAACCGGGAAGACCAAATCCACGATTAGCTCGTTAGGCAGCTGCATCGAGCTGGAGGAATCCCTCAACGAGCAATAATCCCAGAAGGGGTACCTCCGGTTGCGGTTCTCGTTCAGCCATTCGGTATGCGTGATGGCTCCAGCAACCATCGTTACGCCCCATCGTAAAGTAAGGCCACCATGTTCACGACCGCTAGTTCTCCGCTGTAACCTCCTGTCGCAGAACGTCTTAGTCGAAATAGCAGCAGTTCATCGCTGGCCACCGAGAGATCTAAAGACCGCCGGGCGAAGTACTCTCCGGCCCCCACATTACCCAGATCCTCAAGACTCAAGTTGACCGCGCTGGACCAGGCAGTCGGCAAAGTGGCAAATCCGCCCCCGACCAGCGAAGAAGACGACTCGCCGACCAGGTCGGCGGCTGCAATCCGTGCATACGCGATCGACACCGTAGATGGAGGAGTACCGGCGGTCGGAGTAGCAAACCACAGCGTCAATCGCAATCGCGGGCTGGTCATGGATAGCTGATCCACACGCACCCGGCCAACAAAGGAATTGTCCCTTCCGGCTACCAACCCGATATAAGGCACAATCCCTTCGTAGATGCCTTCAGCAGCGCCAGCAAGCGCTACAAGCGTCACGTCGACTTTTCGGGTGATCTGAGTAGGGTCGAGCCCTGAAAGCGTCACAGAGCCAGCGGAATAGCCTCCAGAGAGCCTCTGGGAACCCGTCGCGGAGATCAGGCCGGTTCCTCGAATGCCCTCGACCACGTGGCCGACTCCCAAGACTCCGTCGCCGGTGATGGTCTTGAGCACCTCGGAACCTGCGGTATCTCCCGCTCGCGACCAATCCATATTCAGTGCTACTTCAACGCGCCCCTGGAGGTAGCCATTGGCGTCTGGTTCAGCGCACCCCGTAACCATGATGGGCTCGTTGGTAGCTGCCTTGATCCCGGTAACTGCTGCCTGATCGGTCTTAGATAGCAGCGTAGTGAACCACAGGATCAGGCGCCGCGTGGTCGGACCGCATACCGGCGCAGCAGCCGCCGGGGACGAGGAGGACGAGACCTCTGACTCGGCAACTGACAGGCTGCTGCTCAAGCAGATATTGCTCTCCCAAGGCACCTGAGTGCGGCAGGCGCTCAGCCACCAGATCCCGTGAGCGTCTATCTGGAACAGATCCTGCGAGACTCCGACACCGTTCAGCTCAAGGTAAGCTGCGCCTAAAGGTTGCGGCGGCCAAGCTGCGGCCAACTCGGCGTTTTGCCAGAGGTTGTATCCGAACTGGGCGCCTGTCGAAGCGGCGCCTTGAAACACCGCGTCATCAGCAGGCAGCCAACCCTCCCGTGAGGAATCAGCATATTCGATACCTACCCGGTTCTCGTCGTAGCAGATGGCCTGCCCCGCCGGATCGACATCCAGCTCGAAACGGTAGTGCAGATGATCTTCCAGCACCTCTCGCGGTGTGGGGTTGACGATGATGCCCTGATCAGTAACCGCGCAAACGTAAATTCCCACTGCGGGGCGGGTGCTTACCAGCTTACCTGCGTCGTTGGCCGACAAGTAGTAGTTCCCATAGGCCAAGGCCGCACCCGCTGCATCAGTCAGCGTTACGTCCCCATAGCGCCCCTGGATGAGGATATCGCCGCTGGTAGTCGTCAGCTTGCGGATAACGACACCTACTACAAAGGCGGAAGGGGCGGTCTTCAATTGCCCGGAGGTATCGACGGCAGTAGCCAAGGCGGACTTGAAGGTCTCCGAGACAATGTCATAGTAGACTGCGTCGCCCTCGGAAACCGTAGAATCCAACGTTTGGGAAAAGAGCACAACCCCCTCACCGCTGGCCTGAGCGTCCATTCGATTCTTGAGGTATTGTGTACGTTCGGCTAGCTGGATCAGCGGTGGATTAGTAGTTTGCGCGTCTACCGTATCGCCGTCGCTGATTAGGCTAAGATTCTCGCGCCATATCGACATTATAAATCTCTACGAGCTGAAAGCTGTTTGCCATCGCATAGCCACGCCAGTGTTCGCAGGAACCCCGATCACCGCGGCTGGGCTGTAGACCGCGTAAACCAGGTCCTGCGTCGCGTCATTCCAATCTGGGATCACTACCAAACCGAAATGGGTAACTTCCGCGGTACTTCCGGCAAAAGCCAGGCCGTTGTAACCCGTCTCGCCCGCCTCGGCTACCGCGGTAAAGATCACTCGGTTGTGCTGGTATTGAGAGGCCGAGGCGCTGGTTACCCCAGTGCCCATCCGCACGCGGACGAAGTCATAAGGCGAACTCAAACTACGAAAGTCGGCTGCTCGGCTATAGGCATTGGTCGATATCGGCGCACCTCCGGCCCCGGTGCTGTCGAACCCGAAGTACATGCCGCTGATGCGCCCCTCCAACGTGCCCGCCAAGATCTGCCCTACTGCATCGGCACCCTCGTAGGTTAAGGTATTGCGTCCGTGGTACAGCGAAGCCAACTTGTGGCCAAAGCGATCTACCAGAGCAAGCTCTACTTCGCCAACGATTCTTCCAGGTTGCTCGATACTCATTATGTCGATCCTTAGCCACACCGACTCACATAATAACTTTGAGGGTCATCCGTCATGCGGGTACCGCCCATACAGGTCTCTGCCGAAGAAGACGAAAGCAGCTCGTGGCCTACGGAGCATTCGCTGGTGACCGCAGCGTAGCAATTCTTATGCTCCTCCGCCCCCAGCGATCCGTCGTCTTCTTGCTCCACATCCAGCAGGAAGATAACCGTCTTCTCCGGCGGCAAGGTATCGCGCAACAGACGTAGCAACCCCAGGTTCTGCGCGTCTTCATCGAAGCGCGTGTACCGCAAATATACCACCAGCCCGTGATTCTGCAGAAAATGCTCGATGACAAAGCCAGCCGGATTCACGTACGTCGGAAGCGGCTTGAGCTTTTGCAGCCAGGTTTCGCCTTCGGCCACCCCCGCGGAATGCGCAGCATTCCAAAATGAATCCAAGTCCGCGTCCGTCCCCCGCACCGGGGCCACCTTACCGATGATCCGCCCGGCAGCGTCCATCGATGAAGTGTCGTAGGCCCCGCGCTCGTTCATAAAGCCCAGCGGACCCTGGTAGCCTGTGCCTAAAAAGCCCTTACCGATCGGCAACAATACCAGTAGAGGAGCAGTATCTGCGTCCGGGATCACCTTAGACGGCGAACGGTGCCCTAAATACTGAGTAACCGCTTGCACAGCTCCCTCTGAAGAGGACGAATCGGCGAAAGTGTAACGCGTTACAACCCTACCGGTGTCGTTGACGAACGGGCGCGTGAGAAGATCCACACAATCGTCGAAGTTTGCCAGGTCAAATACGCTAACCGTGTCCACCAACGCCTGCCCTACATACACTTGCTCGCCCACGGTCACCCGGGCCACGGAACCCTGAGGGTAGATATAGCTGTGTCGATCGGTAACCACCACGGTCTTGTAGGCGTAAGGCAAAATAGCCTCGACGACTTCCTGGGACTCCTTCACTGCAGGAATCCCCGCCAGTGCAGCAAGCATCCACTCCAAATCCCGAGTGGACAACCCACCTACGAAGCCGTTCCAGACCGCGTTGATCAGATCCTTGTAGCCTTGGGAGGACGAAGCTTTGTACCGCAGGACAAAGCCGTAGTGTTGATAGAGGTACTCGTGATCCTGCTGAGTGTCGAAACCCCACAGTACCACCTGGCGATCGGTCACCTTCCCGGCAGAGTCCAAGATATTTTGTACCGGCAAGCGCCCGTCCGTAAAAGGATTAGCCCGCAAGGCCAGCGCCCCGTCTTCCAGGTAGTAATCCGTCCCATTCACCCAAGTTAGACTGGGATCCAAAATACGATTGGTTAGCAGCCCGACATGCTTGATCTCGCCCAAATCGACAACTAACAGATCGTCGGTCACCGGCGTCCCATAAGCGTAAGACTCGCCGTACCCTGCGCCGCGGGCGTCGCCATAGCGCAGCAAAGCGGCTTTGCCGCTGCTCAATTCGCTTTCGAGAATAGTTAAAGCGTACCAAGTGCGCCGGTGGAAAATCGGACACTCTTCTTTACTGACACAGGCTACCGCTTCCAAGTAATCGATGTAGCTCTGAACCGCTAAAGCAGCCTCCCCGCGATAAAGCGCCAGCAACTCTCCGCGATCCCCAAAATGCCGCGACCAGAACGAACCTAGAGCCGACAACACCTGCCAGCCAGTGGAGTAATCCCCCTTGGGGTAAACCGGAACATGCTTGCCAAAAGCCGAGAGATACCCGCGAGGGATAGCTAACGAGTCGTCTAGCTCTTCTTCCGGCGGAAGCTTCATTATTGTTTGATCGAGCTTCACAAATCGGCCCCCAGAACACCGACTCCTTAAGTTTCCGGCGTGGAGATTTCCTCCACGCTCACGTCAACATTGCTAGTCCGCAGGAACCAACCTACGGTCCGCGCCGACACTGTAGCATCTCCCGCCGTACTTGGCACCCGCAGCTCGTTCGTGCCCGTCAGCGCCAGAGTAGTTCCATCCGGCAGATACAACACGGCCAGCATGTTAATCGGCAAATCCAACACCGCATCGGAAGGCAGTTGCCCCTGAGCAGCGTCGATAATCGCTGAACCGGGCAGGTGCCCCACAGAAAAGCCTAGACCATTGATCCGGTTGGCCACCGCGTTCTTCACCGCGTCGCTATCTACCTCCCCAGTGCTCCGCGCTCGCACTTTAATGCCCACGCTACAAATTGCCGGGACCGGCGCCCGGATTAAATAATCGGAGGCCGGGCTCCGCCGATCGCGGGCGTTAACAAAATCCTGCATGGAAGCAATATCCGGCATCTTCAGCAGGTATACCTGATAAATGGCCGTACCGCCCGCCTCCAAAGTTGCAGCAGGATCTTTGAACTGCAGCACCATGGTCCGGTAGCGAGTGAAAGCTGCCTCGCTGCCGCTAACGATATCGGGTACAAATTCGTCCCCCGTTTGCGTTGCATTATGCGCCCATACTCGACTGGTGATATCCAAGGAATCCAGCAGAGAGGGCTCACTTTCGCTATTCAATTGGAACGGGGTAGCCCCTTCCCGATAAACCGCCAACACCGCATAAACTCCAGCCATCGTGTCTCGGTCCAGCGAGACCGCCAGGGTATTAGTGTCGCTGTCCAGCATGGTCGCAGTTATTTCCACCAGCGCCCGCTGAGGCACCGTCGCGGTTCGAGCGTAGACATCCACTTTTCCGCCGTTACTAAGCGAAAACAGATTGTGCCGATCGCGAGTCATTTCCACGTCGCCGAAGCCGACGATAGAAACGGCCTGCAGATCGTCATAGGTCTCCTCCAACAGCGCCTCGATATGGCTGCGCCCACTGAGCACTCGTGGGCTCAGCCCTTGTTGCGCTTTTGCAGCTAATACCGCGTTGCTCTCGGTGGTTCGACCCCCGGAGAAGTCGTTGGCCGCGAGGACGTCTATCAATCGAGGAATGGCCGCAGATACGGTAAACCGAGTGCCCTCGGCAATATTGCCCTCCGCGCCGGTGTCCTCCGCCTGGACATCAATCAGAAACTCATAATTGCCGTCGCTTCGCTGGCTGATCAATCGCGAACCCGTGTTAACCACGTTAGCCTGGTCAGTAACCCCTACAAACGCACGAGTCGGAACATAATTGATCCCTGTGGCTGCAAAAACCAGGTCCGAGTCGACCGGAGTGGTTACGCTGGCGGTGACAATGACCCGCAGTTGACCGGAAGCAGCAGCGCCGGTGTCACGGGCTAACAGCAAATTGGACAGCACTCCGTCGACAATATCGGCGTTGGCCAAAGTTGGATCCGCAGAGATTTGCTGCAACGACATGGAGCGCCGTAAGCGATCCAGGTTCTCTTCGTTGAGTGTATAGAACATCGCCGCCGGGCGAATGAGCAAGTCGCGCAGTACGCGGCCTTTAGACAGATCCAGGCTGGGATATTCATCCTGAAGGAATTCTACCAGGGCCAGCTCCGCCTGCGCCACGTCCGTAGTCGTCAAATCGCTGATAGCTAACATATCACTGAATCGCCAAAGAGACCGGAAGAATTATCGTACGTTGAGCACCTGCCACCGTAATCAACTGCACGGTCAGCTGCAGTTCAGCGGGGCTGGGTGTCGCGAAACTCGTCAACTCGGCATCCGCCAGAATTTCATCGTCCGGATCTCCACTCTGGCGGTAACTATCCTGCTGATTTAACACATCCTGCACAGCCTCCCGAAAGGCCAGCTGTAGTTGAGAATCCAACAGGTTCGAGCGCCGCAGACTAGACAGGAAGTTAGTGCCGAATTCCTCGTCATGAGCAGCCGTCCCCCTTTCCGTCAGGAAAACAACTGCAAAAAATTGGGCAGCCTTCTGAGCGCCCGCAGTGACTTGCCCGCCGTCCTCTCCGCCCAGGCCGGGAGAGATTCTTCGCATGCCGGTCTCTTCAGCGCCTTGCATAATAAAGAGGTCGACCGAGCGGCCGGTATAGTCACGAGTCGCTGTTGCCATTACCGGCGCTCCCGCTCGCTCGCTGGGCCTGAGTTTGTAAATAAGCCAAAATACAGGATTGGAACACTCCCGCTCCCGAGCCCGCGTGCTTTCGCGCAGTCGCTTCGTGGGCCAACATCCGTACACGGCTGCGTTTACGCATGAAAAAATCGCGCTCCATGCCGGATAGGTAATCACTCTGGAACTTGGCGATAGCTAGTTCTTGCTTGGTGCGCTTAGAGTCCTCGCCCGCTTCAACTGCTGCAGTAGACTCCTCGATCGCTTCCATGTAAGTGTCTGCAGCCTCAGAACGGTCGAAGAGCGCATGAACCCCGGCAAAATCGAAACGGCCTGGTTTGACCGTATCCCCGTCCTTTCCAGAAAACATCCAGCGCGGCTGAGCTATTCCACGGAGCCCGCCAGCTAGTTCCTGGCAATCACCTTTTAACTCGTCCAAGCGCTCCTGGAATTTCTGAATTACGTCATACATCAGCCCATTCCCTCCATGAGTTTTTGCTGAATTCTAGCGACCCGCTTGGTTATCGCGACGGGCGAAATCTGCAGCCGCCGGGCGATCTCCACGTTACGCAGAACCGGCTGCCCGCTGCGTCCCATTTTCCAATCCAAGATCTTCCGATTTATCGGATCCAGATCGTAATACACGTAGTCGGCCCAAACGTCCATAGGATCCGGGCGGGCAGTTACCGGGTCAGCCTCTCCGGCGGACGCCTCGGCGCCTATAATTGGCGTAGCGTAGGCACGAATACGCCCGATCCGGCGCATGCTCAGCCCCAAACGATCAGCCAATTCAATGTCCGACGGGTCCCGTCCATGCCGATCGTAAAAATCCTCTTCGACCCGCCTCAACGAGGAAAGCTGGCGCATGCGGCGTTCAGACATCTTCATCGGCTGAGAAGCTTGTGCAGCATAACGGGTCAGCGGGTGCAGCTGAGACATCACATGAGTCGACAACGAAGCTCCACGCTGTCGATCGTAGTTCTTAACCGCTCCAACAGCTAACGTCTTAGCCCGTCCGCGAACCAGTGGGGAACTCTGGCTACCTGCATAAGTGGTCAACGCGGAGTTGATCGTAGGATTCAGGGTAGTCAGCACTCGCTGCAAGTTCGTAGAAGTGGGGTAGCGCTGCCAGACGTCGTAGGGATCTGCAACTTCATCTGACGTTTTGAGCGGATCTATGGGATTCGGCTTCACTGTGGATTATGCTCGTGTTTGCCGACGGACGGGACGAACGTGGCCTGCGCCGCGCCCGGACCCGCGCCCCCAGCGACCATGTTTACCTGTTGCAGAACGGTGCCGACCCAACGGTCCTCATAAAGAGGATGCCGATCGGTACCCATCTGCTTCTCGCTTTCCCGGCGAACATGGCTTAACCCGAACATCGTAGAGGCCTTGGCATTGACCGCATCGATGGTAAACCGCACCGCGGTCACGCAGGCATACAGATAGCCAAACGCCGCCGGATCATCATACAGTTTACCGTCGAGATCTTCGATCCTCACAATTGAACCCGGAGCAATGTCGAAGCGCAGCTTGCCTACCAGCTGCCCGGTCCGCGGCAGCAGCTGATCGTACCAGTAGCGCCACTTGGCATAAGCGTCGCCCAGCTCCTTGCACTTAGCAGCGTCCTTCTTAACCGCGGCCGCTTGTCCTGCTGTCTCCTCTTCCGTCGATTCACCTTCCTCAGTTTCGACATCTTGAGCAGTAGTCGTCGGATTACGCGGAGGGTCGGTTTGCTTTCGGTTTAATATAGCCTGCATCCCCTTATCCTCCAGCCAGTCCGGCGCCGAATCGTAGTACATTGCCCCCTTACGCGCGGCCTTCTTTACATCAGCAGGTAAATCAGGATCGTTCTCCGCGATGTAGCAACCGTCGGAAAACTCGTAAGGGATCACTTTCCGCCGGACCTGCCCCCCGGTCTCCATTATCGGCACTAAGGTTACATCGCCAGATCCCCAAGGCGACGTAGAGTTGCCGTGAATGGACAAGCCCCGGCGCAACCGAAACACCCCCTGACTCGGCTGCATCTGATGATATTCGTTAGCTTTGATAGTAACGTGCCGCGGTACGTCGGTACCCGCAACGCAGTTGGACAAGGGCGCACACACGGCGGAGTCTATCGTAGGAATAATCGTGAAATGAAACATGGCGGCCAAACGGGTTAGCTGGTCCCAAAATGTAGCGTTACCATAAGCGCCGCTGTAGATTAACACTCCTGCATGCTTGGTTGCCGAGCCTTCCAACATCTGGTCCAGCTCTACAATAAAAGCGAGATCAGGTACATCGACTACTGCTTTATTGTCGAAACGCCCATTGCCTGATCCGTCGAGTCGTGGCAAAGCGATATCGTTGGACATTGCTGCTTCCGCTCGGACCCCTGTAGGAGCGCATTTCAGCCGCGTCTCCAAGGCCGCCGTTTTACACAAGGCAACGAATTTGGGTTTGATAGCCGCAAGCCAAACATTCTCTCCGATATCCACTAAATCAGGATCGAGAATCTCGCCTACCTGGCTTCCGGCGTTGTTACCGGCTGCCGGAAGATTAAAGGACACCGGAGCGCCCGAGACGAACACAGAACTCAACGCGCTGGAGGCGTCCAGATCCATCAGCCAATGCGTAGCTTCGACCAGCACGCTGATTACCCCGGTAGCCCGCGTAGTGCTGGTGCCGGTGACGTAACCATTAAACACCCTGATATCGTCTTGTGGCCAGCGGACCCCCGGCGCAAACTCCCCGGAGATAGTGACAAAACATTCAATCGTTTGGAAAGTCTTCAGCTTCTCCGCTAATTCGCGAGCTTTTATCACATCAGCTTTAGAAGCACTGTCCGCCGGTTTTCCCACTGGAATGAGAATCTGAGCACGGGGGAAGGTATTGACCAGGAAAGTCGCCTGGATCGAAGACATAGGCAATTCTTCGGCTGTCCCAGTAATTTCCCCGGAAGGGTCTACTTTGGTCAGCAGTACCCGCCCCCGGATACCGGCATACACCGTAGTAGTGGTGGTTTCATCGAGGGCAGTCATGCGGTACTCCCGGTGCGATGGGCGTGTAGCCGGTAGATCAAGGCTAGCAACAGGCCAGCAAGGCGCTCAGGTAATACCTTGCTGGTTTGCCACAGCCCGTAGAACGTCAGATAAGGTTGCTGGGACTGTGTACCGAATAAGGTACGCTCATGCTGACGCAGGCTTTCCAGGCGCCCTGCCACTTCGTGCAACTCCCGCGTAGGGCGTGCTAATACTTCCACCATTAAATCATCAGTCCACTCCGATAGGACAGATGTCCCGACAGTAAGTACCAATTGAAGATCGCTGCCGGGTAGAGTTATTGCCGAAGATGCCCCAGCGGCCCGGTAAACCGAAGCAGTACGAGACTGCCCGGTCGCAACGTTATAAACTGTAACTTCGCCATCGGTCATGGAGATCGTCCAACGCTGCTGCATACGCCCGCGCTCTTCGTCTGCCACGATATCGCCGATCCGGTTGATCTCGGTCACCTTCCCGGCGCTGCTACTCCAGTTCAGCCCGTACTGCGCCTCAGCAAATGGACCCGCAGCCCGCGGATCGTAAGTCAAGCGTTCGTCGAACAGAGTCAAATAGGGCTCATACTCCGTCGCATGAACAGCTCGCAACAAACGAGCCAGCTGGAAATTGGCATAAACGTGCCCCGGATCAGCGCCCAGCAGCACCCGACGATAATCCGCCATCCAAGGCACTAAGTCCTGGGCCGCGAAGTCGGAAGGGATAAATTCCTCACCGAGTTCGGTTAAATTCTGCTTTCCGCCCGGGCGGTTTAACAGCAAAGTCCGCGCATGGTTGATCATGTTGCCGCGCCCTCAGTCGACGAAGTGTCACGCTCATTAAAATAGCGGCGGGTGTCTTCGGGGGACCCTGTTAAAGCGGCGTAACCAGCTCCACTGCCGCGTTGAAATGCCAACGGAATGGTCCGCAGGCCCAGCTGAAAGTTGTGCACTCCAGAAGCGACGTCCGCCGTGGTCATGGAGATACTGACCAGAAACCCTTCGATAATCTCGTCCGCGAAAGTAACTCGCACCCGTTCAACGTTCCGGGATACCCGATGAGCACGATAGAACTCCAGCACTTCCCGGAGACCGTTTTCGTCACCGGAGCATATCCGCGGAAAGGCCAGCCCGGAGATCGTCACGTTGCCCATCTGGTCCCCGAAGGAATAGACGTAGATGGTGTTATCCAGGCTCTGTTGAAATTGAGTATTGGTCTGCTGTCCGTACTGCACATTGGTAATAATCGCGCCGGGCACAAAGGTATTGCCCCGAGGCGCAGGCTGGTTGAAGAAGAACAGCTTAGCCTGCCCCCGCACTTGAGGCAGGGTAAAGACACTCAGGGTCCCTGCGCTGACCTGATCACGATGAAAGAGGTCCATGATGACTACTCAAAAACCAAGGCTGCCCAGCAACGGACCGAAAATCTGCGCCGTTCGACTACCAGTCTGCGTGGCCTCACGCCCGACATTTTCCTCTCCTCCAGCCCCGACTTCGACAACAAGCGAATCTGTAATTTCCTCTCCTCCACGCATGAACTTTATTTCGATCTGCCCTTTTCCGCCCTTGCCGTCTTTGCCTTTGTCCGGCTTAGCAGCTTCGTCTTCGGCCTGCCATTCCTTCAGCATACTTGACAAAGCCTTACCCTGTTCCTGCGTGGACATCCCTTGCTGTCCCAGCTGTCCAATCTCCTCAAATTGCTGTATAAGCGCAAATGCCCGGTCCGGATCGACCAGCTCTCCGTCTTCAGAATATTTCCCGAAAATAACTCCCTTAGCTTTTTTCGTAAGCAGGCCTTTGTCACCGTATAACCGCTTATCCTTCGCCATGACACTGACCATGCGTCCTAGAGCCCGGGCCTGTCGAGCAGCAGACTCCTTGCCTTTCGGAATCGGGGTATCCAAAAGCTGTTCAAGTGCCTCGATCTGTCCCTTAATTGCGCCACCAGCGCCGAGGCCCACGCGATACTCCTCCTGTGTCTGCTCATCCATCCCCGGAAGAGCCCTGAGATTTATCGGCTTACCGTCAATCGTGCCTAACTTCTTCATCTCTTCCTGCAGATCTGCAATAGACTCAGGCGACATATCAAGAAGGGGAGCAAGCTTCAACGTCTGTTGAATTTCGAGCATGCGGGTAAGATTATTCCGCACTTTATTGGCGTACTTTGCAGACGCCTCCCTCTTGCCGTAAACATCCTCGTTCATGAAAGTAAGCTGCTTGATCAGATTCTCATCGGGTACAATCTCCCCCTCGGGCGTCATAGTAAATAAGGCATCAGTATCGAAACTCATATCGACCAGGCGCCTGGTAGCATCGATAGCCTTGTCCGGATCGGCGTTCAAAAACTCGTTGTAGCTCTGCATGAATTCGTTATACAACGCGGCCCGACCGCGCAGCGACTGCGGCTGCAACCGCGCCCGCCCCCGCAAGCTACGTTCCTGCGACCTTGCAGCCGCCCTGATTTCCTGCGCTCCGTATCCTACGGTCCTCGAAGCTTCACCCAGGATTTCCCTGGTCATTTGTTTGCGTTCGTCATCGGTGAGATTGGGGTCATCCAACTGCCGTAACCTGCCCCGCAAACTCCAGACGTCCGCTTGAACTATCCCGGTCATGTGACGAAAAGCTTTGCCGCCAGGGCCGCGCATCTCCCCGGCCATGGCTTCGTAAGCCTCGGAGTCGATCTCTCCCATGCGCCCCGTCAGCAGCTGAGCGGCTTGGATGCGCTCCTGGTCGGTATTGGTATCGTCAGCCAAGGTCCTCGCCGCATCTATTGCATCCTGGTCCAGCTCTTCCAGAACCTGCCGAGCACCTCGGGTGCGGTCCAGTCCAGCGTAGAGCCCTCCTGGAGCGAGATCCTTCGCGCGCACATTAAGATCCCTCATTTCCTCCCGAATTTTATCCGCTTCTCTAATGTCTTCCGGATTATTACTGCCCTGCAGCTCTTGCAGCCGAGTGTTCAAGTTGGTCATATCTCTAACCCAGTCTTTACCGACTGCTTGTTGAAGCTCCTCGGTGGACTTGAAGCCGAATGCGGCCATGGATATCGCCTCGATCCGCTGCAAGGCAGTGCCCCGAGCGCCTGCCCCTCCAGCGATCGCTCCCATGACCCTTTCCAACGCCCCACCCCGGAACTCGGCGTTGATGTCCGACAATAGTTTCTGCCCCGCTACCCCCTGATCACGAACCCGGGCCATCTCCGTAGCGGCCCGCCGTCCCTTTCTCCCGAACATTTGAGCAAACTGGCGCCGCCCCTTGGTTATCGAACGTTTTCGATAAACTGACTGTACTCCCCCTTGTGATTCGGCCTCGCCGTAGAATCTCTCCAAATTGATATCTTGCAAGTCTATTCCTTGATTAGTCAGCCAGTTCCGCATCTCCCCGATTTCGCCAGACCCGCTCTCGAAGACTGCAGTGCCCAATTGATTAACCAAATCTGCCACGCTCATGTTGTTTGTTACGGCAGCACGTGCCAGTTCCTCGTGGACATCGCCGGTGCCTCCCCTAGCGAAATTCAATCGCAGCTCCTGAAAATAATCTTCTTCGGTTTCTCCGTATGACCGACCGCGGATTACCGTATCGAAGTCAGGGTGCTCCATCAGCCAAGGTTGTACACCGACATTACTACGCATCCGCCGCATAGACTGCGCAGGCGATATGTTCAATTGCTCAAGCAGTCCAGCGGCCTCTCCCCAATTCCGTTCGTCGAACTCCCCGACTCCGGCCCGTTGTCTCAATTGATTAACTACAGTCTGCTCTGTAGGCGTTAAAGTCGATCCTGCCTCGACCTCTTCCAACATTTGCATAATCTGGACATTGACCCGCGCCGCGGGGGACACTCGCCCGCGGGCCATCATCTGATTCTGCAAGTTCAAATGCTCCATCGGGTCCATACGGCCGGGGAACGGCCCGGTAGTTACCGTTTGAGCGGCTACCGTAGCGCCGACGGCCCCCAAAGTCATCTGAGCACCGGACAGCCCCGGTAAACCCATCTGCTGGGCCATGTTGGACCCCTCCTGAAGCACTAACATCATCGCATCCATGGACACATTAGTGGCCCGAGCAGTCTCCTTGACCTTGTAAAGCAGATTCTGCAATTGCCCGGGATCCATTTGTTGGAACATGCCGCCGGTGAGCTGCTGAAGCTGATTCATGATCTGCGGAATCGGAGCATCAGGAGACCCCATGATCTCCCGCATCGTGCCCATGACCTCGGAGTAAGCCCGGAGCTGTTGCCCCATGTTGGTCGCACGTGCTGCCCCACGCAGTCTTTCCGTCTCCGGAGCGGTAAGAGTTGCTGGATCAACCTGCAGCTGTTTGGCCATTTCTTCAATTTGACCGGGCTCTACATCAGTTCGTAATAGGCCGAAACTGGTCAGAGCAGCGCCCATTTGTCCGATGTCCCCCAGTTTCATCCCCCGGGTTCGTCGAGGGCTAACGACACCAGACACCGGCATGAAGAAGTCCATCAGTTGGCGCACCGTGCCTTGTGCTTCTCCAACCGGCAGTCCCAGCCCGTAAGTAGTCCGGGTGTAGTCCTGCATGTTCTGCGTGGCCAGGAACATGTTGCGGGCAAAGTCCTCGGCAGAACCGCCGGGCAAATGGCGCATGAGCCCGAGAGCGGACATCGGCCCGGCAGTCATTTCAGACAACGCGCCAGCCCGGGCCATTGCCGGGCGGCGGTCCATAAACTGGCTTAGCCCGGCCTCGATAACCCTAGCCCAGCGCTGCTCGTCGAACTCGCGCCCCAACCCGGCCACGCTCTCCATGTTCCGCTCAAACTGACGGCCTTGCAGCACATCCCCAACATTGACCCCCCGCGGAAAGTACTGGTATCCGCGGGCCGCCATCGTATTTTCCATCGCCATCCCGGCGAATTGTCCGAATGGGCCAGCGCCGAAAGATAGGTGATGTGGAGAGGGAAGCTGAGGGCCAAAGAAAGTACCGCCACCCAGGAACGAGGCCCCCGGCGGCATAGGATACATAGCAGGTAAATCGCCGAAAGCCGGTCCGAAGCCCGGCGTACCGAAGGGCTGGTGACCTAGCGCCCGCAATAGAGTGTCAATTTGAGCTTGATCGGCTGGATTCATCCTAGGGCTGTCGCTCCCGCCGTTGTTTTTCCCGTTCGTATTCCGAGACCAATTTAACGATGCTCTGATCGCTCAGGCCGGTAGTGCCGATCTCGTTGGTTCTTTCATAGACCCGTTGTTGCGTACGATCCAGAGCTTCACTCCAACTCTGGTCCCAGGGCATCATCAGTCGGCCCATTCTTTGATAAGCCAGTAAGGCCTGATCGCTGGCATGCTCAAACAGCTTCCACCAAACTTTCTCATAAGCTCCGACAGTCAACACCTGGGCACCGCTGGCCTGCATCTGGGCCATGGTCTTGCTGAGTTCTACTCCCTCTTCCCGAGCCAGCTCATTGATAATCAGCGCCTCGCGGAACGAGTAATGGCGCGTCAACGGGCAGCCATCTCCTGGATCAAGCAGTCCTCTGGCGGCGGCCCGTACTAAGAGTGATCCCCAGCGGCTGCTTTCCAAAAATCCGGTTCATGGGCCTTGGATGAGAACCAACCATAGAGCTTCTCGAACTCCAACCACAGCGCGAAAACTACCGTATACAAAGCAGTCGGCCGCCCGCTGCTGAACACTTCATTATCAACTGCTTTCACTGCATCAAACTCCGGCTGGGGATCGCTGTCATAGGCCTCCGGAGGATTTACATCCTGCAGGAACGGGAATTTCTCTATCTCTCCTGCGTCCACAGCGGGGGCCAACTTGTGCACCGCCGCCGACATGTGATAACGCTGCATCTGAGCGGCCATATCTCCCATGCTGGTTACAGCTTCCTCGTGCAGATCCTTACGCGCCCGATCCAGGATCATCTCCGATTCGCGCTGAGAACGGGATCTCAAAGTTACTTTCAACTGGCCGTCAAATACCTCGAAAGTCTTGTAGAAACGACCAGTCTTGCTCATGATATGGCGAACAAAAGCCAGTTTGTCGTCTTCGGTAAACGGGGGGCTCTGAAAGGCTCCGCGGATGTCCCAGCCGCAATGGCTGCATCGCACCGGCTCCAGAGCGTTGGCCACCACGGCGCCTACATCAATGCTTACCTTGCTTCCGGCGCCTTTAATCTCTCCGGGATCCCCCGGTGGAAGCCCCGGGTCCTCCGGCTCGCCGTCGCTGAAGTCCGGTGGGGGCAGCGGCGCACTGACCTGCTTGTCGGCGTCGACGTCCGCTGACGGCGCCGCTTCGCCTCGAATCTCCTGCACCTGCTCTTCCACCTGCGCGGCAATCTCCGGCTTTAGATCTTCCAGCGGCACGGGAGCAGTGACCCCCGGCGGCAAATTTAACTCTGGGGCCGTCACCTGTGACCGCAGGTGCTCCGGTTTAATCTGCCCCTCTTCGTTCAACAGGCCTTGGTGCTCCGCTACCGCACGTTCCAGAGGGGAGAGAGACTGGTCCGCACGATCAAATCTGCCAGACAAACTCTTGGCTTCGACCAGCTGCTCCTCAGGAAATTTACTCAGATGGCCTTGTTTCTTCATTATTCTGCCTCTTAAAGTACCAAAATCACGCTGCTCTCTGCGATTTCCCACTCAAGCTCTCTCGGGATACCTCGCCCTTGCGCACCCGCCAAGAACACCGAGTCAGCATAACACAGTCCTCGGGTCTTGCATTCTGACAAAGTCTCTCTCCGCCCCAAAGTCCATGTAAACTAAGCCTCTCATTTTTGCAGCCGCCGATATATCCCACCCCGTGCTTTGGATGTTTTACCCAAGTCCCCCTCTTAAATCCCAGGCTAATTGTCCCCCCGTAACGTTTACGCTCTCCATTTTTTGACAAGAAACGATGAAGTTGTCGGCGATGAAATTGCAGAGGAACGACATACATTATCTCGGTATCATCTGGCCGAAGATGTCCTCCTGTTTCGGAGTTTGCCAGAACCCAGCTGTCAACACAGTGGGCCTCGAATCGATCCGACAGCTTCTTACTGATCTTCTTGAGACCTAGAGAATCCCGAAACTCCTTGGTTTCATAACCGAAGTAAGTTTTGACTTTAGCTAACTTTTCCAGCTCTTTATAGAACCAGTTCTTGCCGATCTGTAGAGGACTGAAGGATCGATTCCAGCGGCGCTGTCCTTTTCGAGAGACAGCCTTAATGTCCTCGACTACAAAAGTTGTAATCGGGTACCTTCGAGCCAACCAATTGCAGATCCTCAGTTTCCAGCCCCAACGGGCTCGGGTTGAAGGAGGAAGCCGATTTTTGACACTTCGATTTCGGCGACATTTCCGATAAGGAGTCTTCCGAGAACGCCGGGCTCTACGGGCTTCTCTCCGGGATTTAATATGTCTGGAAACCCAAGTCACAGCATCCGTTTGGATGTTCAAATAGGTATGAGCTTCGGACTTGACACTAAAAGCTTCCTTCTTGGAGCCAGGATCGATACCTACAGTCACCGGTTGAACCTTTCCATCTTCACGATCGGCCAATCGGAGATAAAACAATCCTCGGTCAAACTTCCGTACAGCTTTACCCTTCGCCAGAAGTTCCCTGGCCCTTGCCGGATGACAAGGCATTAAAGGATTTTCTGTACTGCTAATTACAGGTACAAACATTGAGAGTTACCTCTCCTCTCGTCTCCTTTCGGAGACGGCAACTAATCCCTTCGACACTCACCACCGTAGAGGATGCAGACTAGGGAGGCATCCAGCATCATACTTCGGACTGCCACGTCCAGGTGGCTAGTTGAGACCTCGAAGATCTCCTGTCTAATCGACTCTTACGATGAAAGTCGGAGGTTGGCTTCCTCCTTCTTTCATACCGTCAAAAAATTGGCGGCAGTCGATTGGCGTTCTCCAGGATTTCAGTTCTGTAAGGTCACAATGTAAGCATCAGCAAGAGTCCGCCTCTGCACTTCGCCTAGCGCCAGGTCGTCCTCGATCCCCGGCTGACTAGTTTCCGCCCCCGCATCTTCTCCACCAGTGCGTCGTTTGGCCGTACCCGTCGAGAAGTCGAACAACTTGCTTTCCAGTATACGAAAGGCAGTTTCCTCTCCCCAAACCTCGTAACCAGGATAGGGCATGGTCTGCCGCCCAGTCCCCGGCGTACGTAAAGCGATCTCGTCCCAGACCGCAGTTTTCCCGAAAATCTTGCGGTTTAGCTCCTGCCAACGCGACTCGAACCAGACGAAATCCTGCGCTGTGCCGTAATCGTCCGGAGTACGGAAAGAGAATACCGCCTGATCTACTAACATCTCGCTGGCGAACCGACTGTCGTCCCCGTAAAGATCCTCTTTGAGCTGAGTTATTGCCTGGTTGTCGCTAACTCTCGCTTGCTGTAACGCGTTACGCGAGCGCTCAGCCTCGGAATCCGTAATATCCTGGCCCATCGTTGGATGGTCCGGCGGGACCTGCTCTGAAGCGTTAAACGAATCGCCGGTCGACGCCAAGAACGGAGCCCCGGTATCAGCTGCAATACCATGGGCAACGAGCGATCCCGTAAACAGGCCGTTTCCGTCAGCGGTAATACTACCATGCAGCAACAACTGCCCATTGCCACGAATGATCCCGCCGACTACCAACCCGCCGCCAAGCCACGCATCCTTAGAGGCGAAAATGCTGCCGATAACCTTGAGACTGGTGTCATACTCCTCGTGGGTCAGATTAACGTTGGCCGCCCCGATCGTGGCGTTGAGCAAGGCCTTGCCGCCCAGGAGAAACTCGGAGGTAGTCAGGTCCATGGACACCGCGTTCTCTGACTCCCCCGTAGTGCCGGTAACGAACTCGACCCGAGTTAGCGCCCGCCCGGCAATTGTCCCGCCGTGCAGATACAGCGGCCCAGCGCCTTCTCCCGCGTCCAGATGCAACTGCCCCGACGTCCGGTCACTTTCCAAAGCCCCGGCACGGAAGTAGGCGTCCTTGCTCATGGTAATCACGCTGGAATTGAGCGCCTTGACCAATACCCCCCGACTCTCGACGCCCTCGCCCAGCTGTTCCCAATCCGGAGTGCCGCCGCTGTCTCGGGCTTCGATGAGCACTCCCTTGTCCACTGCGGCCATCATCAAATTGCCCTGGGCTTTGATCCGCACGTCCCCGTGGCTGGCTGTTAGATCCGCAGAGTGACCGCAACGTAGAATCAGGTCGTTCGGAGGCATCAGTACGGCATTCCGACCCGGCTGCAAAAGCACGTCGTTCCGCGCGGCCAGGATAATGTTACCGCCCTCCATACGAATCTGGCTGCCGTAAGCGTCCTCCAAAATGATGCTGCCGTCCTCGTCGAACAACTGCAAAGCTCGTCCGACAAAGTATTTAGCCTTCCCTCGATGGTCCACGTCCAGGTCCACGCTGGCAGGCAGCGGCATCCAGAACGCTATGTCATCGACTGGTTCGTCCGAGTAGTAGAGCCCGGAACGGACCCCCAGCTCATTCAACACATCCAGTTCTTCAGGTAGAAACCAGTCTTTGGTGTGCCGGATGAAAGGAAGATTGGCGTTGTAGCCGTAAAGCAAAGCGTGACGCTCGTAGAACAAGAAAGAGCGCAGCCCGGCTTGATCGTCGAGTAGTTCAGGCTCTTGCTTGGTGTGGTCCTCGCCGGTGCCAAAGATGCCCGCAGCTTTGTAGTCGTCGGCGCTGTCTCCTGTCGGGTCGTCAGGAGCAATCTTCTCCTTGGGGACAGGTAGCACTATAGTTTTCTCGAAGAGCACTCTCTTAGCTGAACGGATATGGTAAGCGCCGTCGATTCCGAAGCCTGCGTCCAATAGTCCCGGCAACACGGTGTCCCGGGACATTTGCTCCACGCCTTCGGCGAAGGTGCTGGCCTTTGGCAAGGCCACAACGGTACGTTCCAAATCCCCCAGGTACCCGCGGAAACGTTGTACTCTCCAGATACCCGCCTGGTCGTCCTCTTGAGGCTCACGACCGGCTCGGTTGATCCCGTCCGCTGCGGTCTCCCACCGCCCGTGCCCGTGTTTCGTGAAATCCGTGTTCGGAAGGTAAATCCCCGTTGTTTCCCAAGGATACGGACCCCAGCGCAACAGCTCGGTAAATTCTCCCTCGTCGTTGAAAGCGCGCAGCTCACTGGACGAGGTCATTATCTCCAGATTCACTCCCTTGAGCCGCAGCAGATCGTCTACCCAGTGGGCTTCGACGCCACAAAAATGGCTGGCGCGTAACCAGGCCATCAAACGCCCCATCCCGTAGCTCACCCCTAACTCATTAATGAACCCGTCATCTCCGGGCAATTCGTCAGCTGGGCGCCCGGCGCCGAAATTGATGTCCGGGGAGACTCCTTTGGGACGCTCAGTAAGCCCGGAATGGACCCGATCGAACCCCAATCCGGACATCGAGCCCATCACTAGCCAATCGGGAACCATATTGAACTGGGGAGAAATGATCCAGTGAGGAATCGCCCCCAGCACATAACAGAAGTCTTCGCCTGGGGGGCGCAAACAGAGCACTTTAGTATGCGGCGGGTAAGCGGCGCCGATCCGTCGCGGACCCCAGATGCCACTGGACCCCCACAAGGGCACCCCGGTGGTGACGCCACCGACCGCCGGATTTACCTTGACCGTGCCGTAATGAGCAATGCAATCGACCACTTCGGAAACGAACAAAGTGCCGGGCGGCATCGAAAGGATAGGATGTGCTGCGCGATCCTGACGAAGTGCTGCGACCCCAAGTCCCATTCCGGAAAGACCGCTCATAGTAAGCTCCTAAAAGATAGCGGTTGCGGCATGTATTATGCGGCAACCGCTAGCTGCGGCAAAGAGCCCGTCGGATGTATTACGCAGATTGCCCTGGCGCGAAACTCATGTTACTGCCCTACTAGGCGATCTGACCAGACGTAGATCCCGCTGACTTCGCGCTGGCAAAAATGAAGGCCATATTGTTATTGACCACGTAATCAGCTACGGCGATGGACAGAGCAGTTGAGACCAGAACAGGCTGGCTAAGCGAGATCGAGCCGCCTTGAACCCGGCAAAGCCCAGTGTCTTCCGTGCGACCTTGGATCTCGATCAAGATGTTCTTGTTGACGTCCGCCGTGCAGACATCGCCGTAGGTCTGCAAAAACTCGATCATCGACTCCAGGTTGGTGACCACATTCGCCATGGTCATTTGCCCCTGAGGACGCGAAGCCACGTAAGCCTGGAAGTCTGCGTTCTCCAGATCAAATAGCCGTGTAACATTTTGGGCATAGTTCATCGACACCTGCTGAACTAAAAGGAAATCATGATCTGGCCCGGCAATCGCGATCTGAAAAGAGTCCGAACTGTAGGCCCGGTTAGCTACCTGGGGCGTTCTGCCCAAAATATCCAAAGTGCCATCTGCCATTGTAACTCTCCTTCTGGCCTATGCGGCCAGCTTACTCTTCTTAATTTCGCACGAACGCAGGCATCGTTAACTCTGTTAATCAGATGACCAAATGCAGGCTCACGACGTTGAGCGGGTAGGGCACCGTGATACTAAGAGTCGCAATCACGTGATCCAGATTCACCGCATGCTGCCGCAATTCGGTCAACTCGGCCTCGATCAACTGCCCTCCGAGACTCGGAGTCGAGCCATTGGACTTCAGGTAATCCACTGTGCCCATAACGGCCCGCCGCAGCTGGATCAGAAAGCGAGGAGTCACGTTGGCCCGCCCGATATACGGCGCCAGCTGATTCAAGAATGTATACGAGATAGCGTCAACGTTCTTCACTACCATCAGCTCGCGACAGTTCAGGTCGGTAGTACAGGTACTTACCTCGTGCCGCGAGTAGATCTGCCCGGTATCCGGATCTTCGGCTACGACCCACACTCCCGCTCCGGCCATAGCGTTCAGCTGCGACTCGGCCATGTAATCCGTGGTCCGCGTCACGTCGCTGAACCCCTCGATGGCCACGTTGGTTAGCCCCTGCTGCGGCACAACTCCGGAAATCAGCCCGGCGATCGCCGCACAGAGATAGACCCCTTCGACCTGAACTCCCGAAGCATCTTCGATCACGTCGGGCCACACGTAGTAAACTCGGCGAGCGGAGAACGATCCAGCCTTCTCGCCGTATTCCGCGGCCTCCTCCGCCCGAGTAAAGCTCCGTTGCACAGAGAACTTTCTGGCCACAGTGATCGGAGAACTGGGTCCGCTGACCAACCTCAAGGTCTGATTGCTCAAGACGGAGTCGATTACGTAGTCATCGTAGCTGGAGCCGCCAAATCCGTCGCCGGTGTAATTAATTCGGAACAAGTCGCCCGCACGGACGCCCTTGTCCACGAATCCGCCACCTGCCGGATAAGCCGTCGGATCCCAAGTCACTCGGGTGTGCTGGGTACCTGTAGCGTCGGGATCATCGCCGATCGTTGCCAGCAAGTCGTCTGCTTCATACTGGTCAGTACCGCCGATCGGGTAGTACTCGTCCTCCGCAACCAGAGGATCGATGGCCGAAGAAGCCCCGTTGAAAAAGGCAATTCTCCATTGACCCTTCTCTTCATCAGACATCTCGTCCACGTGGGCGGCAATAGTATTCTGAATCACAGCATTCCGCGTCGTCGGTACGACGGTGTAGATGTCCCGACGTCCGGTGGCCTTATCCAGGGCCAAGCTGTAACCAGCGAGATCATTAGTCGGCACGGCCATGTACTTGACCGCTGTACCGTTGGAGTTTCGTAGAGCGTACCAGACTGCCAGCGCCAGCGGATTATCCGTGCTTACTTCGCCCAAAGTGGTGACCACGTCGCTAATGCTGGAGATGGTATTAATATCTGTAGCGTAGGTCTGCAGTAGCGCCCGGTACTCCACATAACAGATGCTGTAGAGTTCGTCGCTATCCGCATCCAGATTCAAAGCCACGGAGTTGCCCAAGGCGTCCAGGAAGTCGCTCTGGTACACCTTAGCGCCGGATTCCAGGATGATCTGTGTGGCGTTCTGGGTCCAGTTGACATTAGGCGCGTCAGGGAAGTTCTCTCGCGGCAGCTGGATATCCCGGCTGACAAATAACTGCAAATTGAGATCCGAAGCCTCAACCAACGAAGAACTGGAGCCCGCGCCTCCTTGCGAGTTGAAAGCCGCACGTAGCTGCGACGGCAAATCGTCAGCTAACACCAGGGTCTTGTATCCCTCGCCCTCCCGACCGGTACACGCGACATACCACTTGTCGCCCTTGTTGAATTGCGCCGGGCAGGGAGACGCCGATGATGACGAGCTGTCGCCGTAACACGCGCCCACCCCGTCACCGAAAGTGACCGTTACCCCCTTAGTGCCGATCGTGACCGGTACGTCCTCGGTCACAGTGTGCGGTCCGCTGACGTCCAGGCCATTGGTCGTGGACACCGAAACCTGCGCGCTGCCGCCAGCACCGCCCGCGGTGACTTCGAGAATGTAGGTGGTGTCCTCGTCACTGTCGAACCCTCCGCCGGTGGTCAGAGACGGCGCCCGGAAGTCCTGCCGCGCGTAAATCACCCACGTATCGCCGACCCGCCATTCCCCGGAGCCGCCCCAATCGAAGGTCAACCCCCGGGAGCCGATTTCCTGGCCAGTAGCCGCGATAGCCACACTCGTGGCGTCGTCTGTGCCGCTGCCGCTAGTTACCGTAGCCAAAGCACCAGCTCCGCCCACGGAAGCCGTGGTGATCACGACGGTGTAAATCTCCCGCGGATAACCCGCAACGACACCAGCGTACCCGGCAGAATCAGCGATTACAGCGATGCTGCGCAGCCCTCCGCCAGTGCCGGTGTTTGATACCGCAGCGTCGGCCCCGTTATCCAGCCCATTAGCCGCGCCACAGCAGTTAACAGCGTAATCGGGAGAATTGTCGGAGTCCGCGGTTGCCGAGCCGACTACCGGGGTAGCTTGATCCGCTACAAGAGCGGTAATTTTAGACCACAGCTCGTAAGTAGTACCGCCCACGTTAGCGAAGACCCGGGCGATGTCGCCCACGGTGACGTCGCGAGCAGGCAATCCGGTGTCCCGCGGATACGTGGTACCGTTAGCCGCAAAATTCACACCTGTAGCCCGGACGCGATTGTTGTAGCCATACACCGCCAGAATTTCGTCGGACACGTCTCCAGCGGTATTGCTGTAGAAGCGCAACAAGGCGTCCTTCACGTACACCTTGGTGAAACTCTGGTCCACAACAGCTCCAGCGGGGCGATTCGGCCAGCTGTACGCGGTATCAGCATCCGGATCATATTGACCCAGCTCCCCCTCACCGTCGGCATATTTGCATAGATAGAAATTCGGGCCGACGATGAACGCGTACAGCGGGTTCGTAATGGCCGCGGGAGTCTGCGTGAACTCCTGAAACACTTTGACTTGGGGAACAACGTAGCTCATCAGTTTATCCTTCTATGTCACGTTCGCTTCCACGGTGAGCCGCTTAAGGAACGGCGCCGCTGCCCAGATCTGCCAGGCATCGACATACGTGTAAGCAACCGTTACGGGTACGACGAAAGTTTCATCAGCCTCTTCCAGTTTGGCCAAAGCGCCGATCTCCGCGACCCGAAACCGATTGAATCCAAACTCCCTCTGAATCGCCTGTTGGTACTGCAATAATCTCGTCGAGATCTCGGTACCCAGCAATTCAGCTTGTGCCGCCGCCGCGCCGATGGCAAATATCGTATGACTGCCCGCCATCGCAATTTGCGAAGAAACCGCTCCGTCCGCCGGAATCCGTTCTTCGCTAAGGTCGCTGACCAAGGTCTGCCCGTCACCAAGGGCCAATTGCCGCGGACGTAATGCGTTACGTTTGATCACCGCGGCCGGGCGCTTCTGCTGACCAGGCGTCAACCACTGCCACACTGGCGCAATTAAGATTTTACTTGCCCGAGGATCGGGGTCCCAAATATAGCTTTTGAGCTGAGGCTCCTGGATTCCGCGTTCGGAAGCAAAGTGCCTGGTTAGTAAGCGCAAAACTACCCCTGTCAAAATATGGGGACGCAGGCCCGTAGAGCACAGGCTGCTGATTTCCTTGTCCACGTTGTAAGGTTCAGTCGCCATTTCAGCCTCGCAAAGCCTGCTCGATCGCGTCCTCCGGGGGCGTATAACGAGTCAAGGAGATCTGCGGAAGCATGTCCTCCGCTGCCCGGAGAGCCCCCCGGGTCCGTGCCTCCTCGATCGCACTTTCCATACTGCGTAATTCCCCGGCAATACGTTCAGAAGTCTTCAGCGGCGCTACCGGTTCAGGCTTACGAACCGGGCCGATACGTTCATCGTTGCGCCGTACTCCCCAAGCACTCGGCATATCAATACCCTGCAGAACTAGATTCTGCCGCAGCCGCCAGCGGCACCTCGTAAACTACGCTCCCAGGCTCGGCGAGCCGTAGTTCCACGTTATACACTAGAGGCACACCTTGTAACGCGGCCAATTCCTGCTTGCCCTGAATGACCCAGCGTTCTCCGGTGCCGGAGTTGACCCATACGTCCTTGGCCGTCAAGAACGGGCACGCTACCGCCCGAGCCTGCTGAGTCTGGTCTGCCGTCACCCCGACAGCGCCCCCTCGCTGCGCCCGCACCGCTGCACGGTCCTCGCCTAGCCAGAGGTCCGAAGCGCTGTAGTACCCGCCAACGAAGCCGGTTCCGTAGCAAACAGGACAATGGTCGTTGGTGGGCATGCCCGTGTTGTGATCCAGGCATTCGGTACACCAGGCTCCCCATTGCTTCCGCGCCAGGTATTTTCCTTGAGTCCCTACGAAACGTTCCAGGCGCAGATATTCCCGGCGGACGATCTCCCGGGCGAGATGCCACTGGTGACGATTAAGATTTCCGGTCCCCAAATGGGCGTCGCTGTAATAGAGACCGCCGGGCGTCTCCAGACGGATACGGTAGACGCTATGAGGCAGCTTGCTGAAACGCCGCTGATCAACGTCCACAAGCACCGTACCAGTAGTCGGACCCGCAACTCCAATGAAATCGCCGTCGGGATGCTCCGCCCACTCCAAGTAAAACGTATACGGGCCGTCAGCGTCGAACCGCTCCAAATCCAGCCAGAAACTAACTACGGTGCCACCGCGGATCTCCGGAGTAACCACGACACGATCAAAGACCCGGCTATGGGTTACTACCGGTAAGGGATTGCGGGTTATACCGTGCTCGTAGGGCATTATTCGCGCAGCTTAGTTCGTCTGGCTTCTCGCGCCTCCGACTTCTGATTCAAAGGACTGGATTGCTGCCGTTCTTCCCGAGCAGCCGCCCTCGCCGCCCGATGCACCGCAGCCTGCGCCCGGCGTTTTCGAGCCGCTTCCGGATCTTCCAAACAAGTCGGATCGCCCGGATCCATTCTTCGACGCGGGCGATCAAGCGCGGTCTTGGCCAACGCCCGGCCCAGTTCACGAGCGAAACTATCTTTCTGCATCGAAACATCTCCTGGCTGCTCAGCGCCCAGCTTAACTACTTTCTGAACGCGCCGAGCGAGCTTACGATCTTTATCCTTTTCCACTTCTGGCAGTTTGTCGTAGGCAACAAACAACTTCTTCCAGCGCTTGGCCCGAACGGGCGATACCTCGCCCTGGACGGCTTTAGCCCATCCCATCCAGAGCTTGTGCAGCTGATCGGAGAGGCATTCCAGCTGAGATGGTCCCTTCGCCATTTAATCGCCCCCCAGATCCGGCCAGGGCTCCACCGGTAGCTTGTGTAAGGCGCGCAGTTCAGTAATACGGTCCCGCGCCCAGCTATGCAGCTTCCAGTGCTGTTGGAGCTTCTTGCTCTGCCGGGTGTCTTCTGCAGTATCGTCCACCAAATCAGTGACTACCTTGGACATCACTTCAATCCGTGCGTTAGCGTCGAACTGCCACTTCAAAGCAAACCCGGCAAGAGCAATAGCAATCGTCGCCAGAATGCCTATCAGGGCCATAGCTATTTTGGCTGCCACCCCGTTGCCTTCCTTCACCACGCATTTCTTCGTCACTTCAGGCATCAGAAACTACCCTCCGCACTACCCCCGCCGATACGGCGACGGAGCAATCGATCCGTAACCTCGGCTAATGTTAAAGGACACCTGGATTGTTTGTGCCCACTCCTCAAATTTCTCAATGGCCTCTTTCGAGATCTTCTCGTATTCGGCATAACGCTCCTGATCCGCGACGGTCACCCCGGCTGCCGAGTAGCGTAACGCGTTACGCCGGTAGCGATGGGCCACCATACGCAACAGGTACCCGGCTGTTGCGCCCAACCACACTACGCGGAAAGGAAACGTCTCCGCGGTGTAACCCACCACGCGCGGCGGAGTCTCGTTGAAAACATCCACCGCTTTGCGCATGGCGTGGATAATCTCGGCATCCGTGAACTCCAACTCGTCGAGCAGGTAATTAGCGTCCGGGCACACGTCCATCAAGTCCATACGCACTTCCGGCACCGTAATTGGCCCGCCGGTGGACAACGTAAAAGTGGTAGGCATGAACTCGAAATAGATCATCTGTTGAAAGCGAAGAATATCGCCCCAGAAGACCCCCACTGAGGCTACAAAAATGCCCGGGCTGGACGATTCAGTCGGGGTGATCGTAAACTCAACCTCCCCCAGCTCCGCGTCGATAATCGTGCCGTCGATCTCAAATTCCGTCGTAGACGACTGCAAGCAGGCGCTGGCCGCTAGCCGAACCTCCAGGAATTGACTCACCGACGAAGACAACAGCTCGGTCTGCGCCAAGGATGAGGAGGACATCCACACGGGGGCAGTGGCTGAGTAAGTCGAAACAGGTTCACGAAACTGGTTGAGATCGACCGCGTCGCCCTGCTCGTCTCGGATAGTTAGCGTAAAGGTCTCCTGCTGACCCTGGGACATACGATGAACCGGCGTACCTGCGGTGCAACGTATTCTGCGATAGGCGCTTTCATCAAAAGGCATTAAGCTACTCCACTACCCAGGCCGAGGACGAAGACTCGTAATGCCAGTCCAAGCAACCGTACCAGGCGAAACCCGGCGTAGCTTGAAGAGTCAACGCATCGTAAGCGTCAGGATCTGCCGTACCGCAGATCGCTAGGGCCACTTTGCCGGTCCGAGCATCATTCTCCAGGCTGGACTTTTTATCGGGAAACCCCGAGAGGGCCTCAAACAGATTGCCGGAGAAGCGAACCTTGGCATGCGGCTCCAGCTCTCGCCCCCAACTGCCTGATTGTGTGCCAGGGAACCAGGGCAGAAACTGCGCTTCGCCGGTCAGGTTCTTAACGACCGTGTAATCCACGCCGTGAGAACGAGCTAAATCAGCCATAGTGCCACTTCTAAACAACACGGGCACGGGCTCTGAGCGAGCGCCGCGCCCGTAGGGAATCACACCATTGTCTCGCGCTACCGACGCTGCAAAACTGCGCCTTAAATAGCGCGCGCTACGCCGACGAAGACGATCCCGCAACCGAAGACGAAGACTGCTCCGCTGCCGCAGTACCAGCATTCGACGAAGACGACGAAGACTGCTGATGGCCACAAGGGCATTCCGGACACGATACGAGCGACAGAACCTGCTGATCCATAAGATCACGGAACGTCTTAATCATCCGAAGCCCTTTGATACCTGGAAAGCTGCCCGTCAGCCAGGCCCAGACATCGCCCGGTATCGTGAACCTCGCCCCGTCGACAAGATTGCTTTTATTAAAAAGCGACAAACGGGAGATCGTGCCGCCGCTAACATTTTCAATTACGGTGTCCGCACACCCTGTGTATAAAGCCATAATCTATTACTCCTGCTTACCCACCGCGTCCAGCGGAATTTAACCAGCATTCGACGAAGACGACGAAGACTGCTCCGCTGCCGCAGTACCAACATTCGACGAAGACGACGAAGACTGCTCCGCTGCCGCAGTACCAACATTCGACGAAGACGACGAAGACTGCTCCACTGCCGCAGTACCAGCATCCGACGAAGACGACGAAGACTGCTCCACTGCCGCAGTACCAGCATCCAACGAAGACGAAGACTGCTCCGCTGCCGCAGTACCAGCATTCGACGAAGACGACGAAGACTGCTGATGGCCACAAGGGCATTCCGGACACGATACGAGCGACAGAACCTGCTGATCCAGAAGATCTCTGAATATCTGTATTACTCGGCGTCCTTTGATGCCTGGAAATTTACCAACTAACCAGGACCACACATTGCCCGGTATCGTAAATCTTGCGCCGTCAACAAGATTACTCTGGCTAAAAAGCGACAAACGGGAGATCGTGCCGCCGCTAACATTTTCAATTACGGTGTCTGCGCACCCCGCATAGGAAGCCATGACTTGCTACTCCTATTCTGTATGCTGCTCAATGATTAGCACTTTGGTAGTTCCGCCGCTGATGCCATCGGACATTGCTGCCTTGTATCTACCTGCGGGCAACCAGGGGAACGAGAAACACAAAGCCCCGTCCGAGTTATTGTCGTCGTGTACCGCCGCCCCGATAACTGCCCAATGATCCGCTTCATCAAGATCTTCCGGTTGTCCGTAAGCCGGACACTCCCAGTCCGAAGAAGACGAAAGATTGCCGATATTTGAACATTGCTCTGTATTCCAATCGACCTCGATCCAAAGCTGCAAAGTCGCAGTCTTCGACAACGTTACCCCTGTTAGAGGCACGGCGTAGATCACTAGCGTCTGTTGGCGCGCTCGATCAATCGGATCGCCCTTGCGAGTCACCGTCGTGTCGACAATCGCAAGATCGGGGATATCCGTAGGATCGGTGATATTCCCAGTCTGGACGTATAACGCATTCTTGGGCGTCAGATACGACCAGTCCTGGGCCTTCTTACCGTAGCCTACCGCCGTTCCCGGATGCATGGCGCCCCCTCCTCGCTACGCAGTTTCGTTCGACAAACTCGCGAGCAGCTCAGCAGCTTTCTTGACTTCGGTATTGCCCTTTAGCTCGGCGCCTGCCTCGGTAAGCTGCCGAGTCTCGGCAGCCGCCTTCTCCGTAGCAGCAACGTCTTCGCCGAGGAGCTGCCGAATGGCTACATTGGCAGTCTTATGCAACTCGCCGTTGTTGTCGGCCTGCTCCGTTGCCTCCTCCTGTTTAAGCATCAGCGTGCTTTCTAAAGCCACGGCCAGTTCGTCCGAACTATTGAATCCAACCCCGCGGGCCGCGCACTGTTTCATGAAGGTCGGGACGTAGACCTGGTCAAACAACAGCTCGCCTGCCTTTTCCATTTGCGCAGCATCCATGAATATTTCTCCTAGCGGGAAGCTGAGGCACAGTTACTGCAACTACAGCAACTGCGCCACAGCCCCACGAGTTCTCGACTAGACGTAGACCGCGCGGCCAATGCCCGCCACATTCGCAATAGCCGCCCCAATGCTTTCGTACGCGAAAAATTCCAACATGAACGCTTCGCGTTTAATATGCATCGTCGTATCTTCGAGAACAAAAAATTTGCCTAAAAATTTTGGTTCTGCGAAAAAGTACATCTGGTTATTGGCGACCAGACGCGTCTTGATAGTGACGATCCAGCGTGCATTCAGCAGGTTGCGCTCGGCGAAACCTTGTCGCAGGATCTCCTCCGACAGTTCTCCGCCGATCTCGTCATAGCCCCACTTCTGCACGTTCTTGATGGTGATATTGTTCACCAGGACCGTGGCCGCCTCCAAATGGGCAGGCGTCCCTGGAAGGATCATCAGCGCATCGTTGACCGAATCACGCGTGATCCCGCCAGCAATCGTCTGGTACTGCGCCACGCCGGTCTCGGGCACAGCTACATCAACTGCCCCCAGCAAGGTGTTCACCGTCGCGATGAACTTACCGTCCTCCTCCGCCAGCATGTCCTTCACGGCGTTGTCGCTCAGGATCTGCCGGATATCCATGTCGTACGTCCGCAGCTCGCCGACGTCCTTCATGAACTTAGGAGTGACAATCCGGTCGAACATCACCCGATAACGCGGCGCCTTGATGTACCGCGCAAACGGCTGAGTCGCATACGGCACGCTGGCCGCAGCCGGAGAATTCGGCTCCTTATCCAGCACGATGACCGGCTTGTCGGTATCGACCTGCCGATCCAGATCATCGTTGGATAGTGGAAGAGGGGGAATGATCTTCCGGGTAAAACCGTCTTCGCGCATCTTCACCCGGATAAAGGCGTTAACCGCGTCCTCGGCGTTCTTGACAATCTGTGGATTGTCACTGGAAAGATGATCCCAGAACTGAGCGCCGGTAATACGAGCCGTAGGGTCCGTGGTAATAGGCATTATTGCACCTCTTTCTGTGCGCGCCTCTAAAACTCATCCAACCACAGGCTAGATGTGCTCCGAAGCGAAATAGGTCCAGAAGCGCACGACATTCTGGCCGTGCTCATTCTCAAAAGTTCCGTCGGCGTTAGTGCCGACCTCACTGACGATTCCGCAGATGATGTCGGTGGCCAAAGTGCCGGTCTGAATCGCGCCGGTCCCTGCGGTGCCGCTGCCATCATCGCTAGTCAGGTAAGACCCGTAAGCAAACGTCTGGTCATCCGCCACCTCGGTGCTTTCCAACTCGAACGGACCAAGCGAGCACAAGGCCATGAGCACCCCGCCTGCGATGTTGCCCAGATCGGAGTTTACATCGAAGTCGGTCTCGTTCTGGAACGCAAACAGGGGGACACAAGCTACTGTAGCCGTGCTCAAAGTCGTGTCTATCCCCAACTTGAACACACCAGCCGCGCTGATATGAACTACCGCGCCAGCGTTAACGTTGTTGTCCAAGTCCGCGTCAATCCCCAGCGTCTTCTCCAAGCACATGCCGCGATCCCCGGACCAGCCCTTCCGCGGGTTGAGTTCGTGATCGAACATCTGCCCGTATGCATTAAATGTACCAGGCATGATTTTCCTCGCTAAAGTCGAAGCCGCAAAGAGCTTCTAGTCCAATGCTACGGCGTCACACCGAGCAGTTTGTCCTCGAACACACGATCGGACTCCCGGGGCGCCGGAAATTGAGGGCTGTAATCCTCGCTTGCCAGCTTCTCCGTAGTCGCCGTACCCATCGTCCGCGGCTTCGCCTGTTTGGCCAAGCTGGCGATAACGTCCAGCGTTTTCGTCGGATCCCGCAATAGATCGACCGTAGCTTGCTTGTCCAATTCATCGACCAAGCCGTTCGCGATCAAGGTGTCCGCTACCAGCGGGGCCTTGGTCTCGACGGCAGTATGGTCCGCTGCCACTTTCTCGCACAACGCGGCGGCCTCGGCCCCGATCTGCACACTCTGGCGCAGCAGGTCGACAGGAATCTGTACTGTCTTACTCATTGTCCAATCTCCTTACATAGCCGCCGCAGGAAGCATTTCTGCGGCCCCTTCACCAGCGGGCATCATTCCCTCCGGGGGCGCTCCTTCCGGGGGCATCCCCTCCTCAGGCATCCCCTCCTCAGGCATCCCCCCTCCAGGCGCTCCCCCAGTAAGGCCTGCGAGAGCCTCTGCGAGTACCTCCGGAGGAATTTGGGCAAGTTCTTCCGGATCTATTCCGGCCTCTTGCAGAACCGCAAGAATTTGTTCGATCTCGTCGCCGCCCATGCCGGGTTCTCCGCCGCCCATGCCGAGTTCCCCGCCGCCTGCGCCCGCACCTTCGCCCATCTCCTCGGGAGCCTCGCCTTCGCCCCCTGCGGCCAGCATGTCCGCCCCTGCCATCTCGTCTTCGATGGCCGTCTTGACCTGTCCGTGGAGCTTCTGGGCATCGCGAACTCGCGCAGCAGCGGCCTGCTTCTGCGTCTCCTCCGTCGCGCCTTCCTGCAAACCCACGCAGAAGTCGACGTAACGATCCGCATCGGCAATCGCGGACTTGACAAGGTTCTTCACCAGTTCCGCCGATTTCTCCGGCGGAGTAGTCAAACCCAGCTTATCCGCCGCGATTTCAGCAGCTTTGGCCCCAGCTTCCTCGTCAGGCGAAGGTTTGACCACCTTGCTTTCCGGGGAAGCAGTTTCCACGTACCCGGCGACCTTAGGGTCCGCAGCAACCTCCTGTCTCTCAAGCGGCGCCTCCAGCGCGGCAATCTTGGCGTTGTAATCGTTGATCTGCTGCATGAGACAAACCGCTGCCTCCTTAACCGACGCATACTTGCCATCGAAATCAACTTTGGCAGGATGAGTCGTGTCTTTACCCGTTGAATCCTTACCTGCCTCCCCGCCGATATTAGGGCTCGCCGAGCCGGTTTCATTGGCCGGGTCTTCCCCCGTCGGCTTAGCAGTGGTCAACGGATGCTCAGAAGCACCTTCCATTTTATCTTCCGCAGCAGAATCCACGGGCTGCCCGGGGACGTCCGATTTGACATCAGACGTATTCTCCGCCGAACGCGCCCCCTCGGGGGCCTCCTGAGTGCCGTCGTCCACCGACTTCGACGGATGCGAAGTAGCGGTATCGCCCTGGTTCTGGACGCGCCCTGAGTCGGACGAGGACTCCTCAGCGGCCTTCTCCGTTCCGGCAGCTTTCAAGAAGCTGTCGATTTCGTCGATCAGAGCTTGGCCTGAACTCATGTGTACACTCCTTCGTCAACATAGGCCGACGACACTAAAAAACTATCTCTACCCTGCTAGCTAAGCAAAGGCACGGAGCGCCGTCAAGTTTTGCACAAAGCCTGTAGAACCAATTCCAGTTCTTTCCGCAGCATCGGCAAACGAAAGCAGATAGGCCGCGTACGCTTCCGCAGCCACTTTCGCCGCGGATGAAACCTCTCCCGCACTTTTTTCCAAGAGAACTTCTCCCAAACCGTCGCCCGCCACTTTCGACAAAATCCGGCAGCGCGCTTCAGCAGGGAACAATCCTAATTCCCCCCGCAAACTACGTATCGCAGAACTAACCTTCATGGGCACAGCAGAAACAGCCCCGTCGTAGGAGCCATCAGAGCACAATCGCCGGGTCAATTCCGAGTCCTCGGAAACTTTAGCGAACAGCCCTTGCATAGCTGTCCGGACTTCTGCTCCCGCGGTCCGCTGGTCCATGCCGGTCACCGCCAAAAAATCATTCAGCGGCAAGCATACCCCTTCCCGATGTAGCGCCCCGCAGAGCGCTTCCAGATCCCCCGCAGACTTTAACAAATCCAAAATTTCCCCGTTTGTCTTGGAAGCGCGTAACGCGTTACGGAATTCCGGCGGAATGTCGCCCGCAGCCTTAGCCATTTGCTGCAAGACGGCCTGTTTCCTTCGCGCATAGGCCGAAGGTACCGTCGGAACAGCGAGATCGGCGATATTCATCAATTCGGCCAGTTCCGCCCCGCCAAGGGTCCGGCCTTCAGAAGCTGCTTTCTCCAACTTGCGGAAAGTAAAGGCGACTCGATCAGCCCCTCGAAACACCTTACTAATATCGAAGAAATCTGGATGGTCATTAACCACACTGGCTTGCTTCCCGTCAGCCATAATCTGCCCCATCATCAAAGAGGCATGCTTGCAGTAGTCCTTGCGGGACGTTGCCCGATTGCCGCAAATCGAACAAACATCGTAGGGCACTCGGCAAGACATCGATACGCTGAACTCGCCCTTCTTGTTCAGCTCATCGAGATCCTTTGCAGCTTTATCATTATCCAGCCCGATCACCAATTCCACTCGACCCATCGGTTCGTTATGCGCTGCAGCTGCTACGCGCCCATAGGCTTTTGCCGGATCTTTGTTGTCGTGGCCGTGGAAATAGTGCGCCTTCAAAAACGTGCGATGATATTTCTTATTCGCTACCTTAGGGAAAAAATCGCCATTGCGGTTAGATCCATGGGTCTCTCCGTCCCCCAACGCCAGCAGATGAACCAACGTCTCGTCAGGTCGCGCTTCCGCAGCCAACTTGGAAAAATCGAACAACGGCGCTGCAGCTCGTTTCTTCATCCAGCCACTATCAACTCCCGTTTTATGGAGAGGCACAATAGCGGCTACCCGGTCATCGAATTCAAATGATCCGCTTAAGACAGCTTTGATCATTTTGCTGGCTCCTTCTCGCCGCTCTTAAGCGCCTCGTAACCTGCCCCCAAAAGACCTGCGAGCAAAGCGCCCCCAGCCAACCAACCCTTTTTTCCTTTAATCGCTCCAAGGCCGCGCAGATGTCTTCCCGAAGCGCGACGAATATGCTTCAAACTCTCGGCCTTGGACCCGGACGAGAGCCAAGGAAACGGGTTAAGCGGCCTGCCAGCAGGACCCGCTTTCTTAAGCTCGCTTATCATCCTCGCGACCTCGGCTTGGGTCCTTGCTTGCGCTTGCCCTCCGAGCCCAGGGACAGCCGCCCGTGCGCGCTGCTTCCAGTTCATGCCCTTGTAAACATTCTGAACGGCCTGCTGCGGCATCGTGTGCCCCAAAGCCTCGGTTTTAAGGTCAATTGCGCGCTCCAATTCCGCAAGAGAATGCCACTTTTTTACCTTAGGCTTCCCTGCCTGCACGCGCTCCAAATTATGAAGCAGTTCGGACACTTCTCCTCGCGCCGTCTGAACTTCTTTAATATTCCCTGACCGCATGTGCTCCAAAGTCTGAAGCAGCCCGGACAGCTCTCCCCGCGCCTCTTGAAGTCCCCCAACCGACTCGGCAATAGCGGCAGCTCCACCGCGCTGTAATCTCCCGGCTGCCCCCAGCCCTAGCGCTGTGCCTGCTCCTCCAACGGCAGCGCCACGAGCGCCTGCTCCACCAATGCGCTTTGCTTTCTCCCAAGAGGGACTCTTAGGCAACTCCTCATTAATCTCCCGCCACCTTTCAGGCGGTAACTCACGACTCGGAATTGGTGTACGCCCCTTGAAATAGTCCGCCAAGCGAGTACCCGCGTAGCCCGCGCCCCCGCCAAGCAACAGCCCCAAAATCGTATCCAGAGGAACGTTCCCGCCAGTCAGCGCAGATCCTCCGCCGGTAGCCGCCCCTCCAGCAAGACTCGCAACGAGGGCGTTACGCTGCTCCCGAGGCAGTTCATTGAACTTCTGCCATAACCAACTCGGCCACTCTTGAGGGCTTAGCGCCCGCTTTTCCATGGCCAATTCGGCTAGTTCAGAGGCTAATTTTTCAGCGGCTTGCTTGTCCATGTCGATGGGCTATCCGGTGCTCGTTGAGGTTCTTCGAGTTTTTTGAGTCCGGTTTCCGCGGTAATCGCCTGATCGGCCTCGAATGGTTCCGACCGGCCCATTTCCAGCCGCCGAGCCAGCATCCCCCGTAGAAGCATCGGTTGATCGGCCACCCGAGGGGTCATCTGCGAAATCTCATTGTACGCCGCCATAATTGCTTCCGGAGGGTAACCGGAGATTACCGGATCCGAGGTCATGAACTCGTTCAGCATGGCCCGCGTCTGAATCGCGCGCAACTTAATATCCTGCTCCGGATCCGCCGCCCCCTGCACCCGCTGCTCGAACTCCGCGGGATCCTCTATCATTTCGTTCAGCTTGCTTCCGATAAACGTGCCACTTGCCAACGTAGGTAACAGGCCTACAGCGCTCTTGGCAATCTCAGTAAAAGGGAAAGGGATGCGAGTCCTCCTCGGCCCCGCGAGCTTTTGCAGGCGCTCTTGCAATGCCGCGCCAAACTGCCGGACGTCAGCACGAACCATCTGGTCCTCCGCAGCGGCCTTGTGCCATTCCCGCGCTCGTTCTACCGCGGCAAAAATATGGCTATAAGGATCATCTTCCCGGCTGAATACCTTCGGCAAACCATCCGCCGCGCCGCGCTTCTCCCCGAAGGTCTCTCCACGACAGGCCAAATAAACCGCGTTCATCAGCGGCTTAGCAACAGTATCCCCAAAATGTGTCAGAACCGCCGACTCCACCCGCTCGAACGGCACATGGTCCAACGAGCGAAAATATGCTGCCGTCTTCGCGATGCTATCCCGCACCAGCTCACGAGAATACTGCTCGTCTGTCCGGGCAATCTCCGCGTTTCGTTTTAACGACGCCAGATGATTACGGGCACGTTTGATTAGCAAATTCGGATCTGCGAGTCCGTATGAAGACTCCATAGGAACGGCAGCCACCGCTGTCTTCTCCAGGGCTTGCGGACGGTTGAAATCCGGAGGCGGACTGAACCAGGTCGAATGGCATTGTTCCCGAGCCGCCTTGACCCCGTCGGCCTCGATCGTTTGAGGATACATACGCTTCAGCACGATCTCGGCACTGGCCAGCGGAAACTCGTCAGCCCGCTTCTCCGGAGCACACGTCTGGAAATGAGCCAGCATGCGGCTGGTATTGTAAACCTCCGTCAGACGCCGAACGAACTCCGGATTCAAGCTCTCGTCCGTGGCCACCTTGAAAAGCGCGTCGTTAGGGGAAACCCCCTGATTGGACAGATCTACCATCCGTTCAGCAGCGTCGATGACGCGCAATTCCTGAGTTCTTGATAACGTCTTCATAACTAGCCCTATGCCCAGTGCTGAGGAATAAAAGAATTGCGGTTGTAATGCATCGCCCGCGCCAGCGCCTGCCAAAGTTCTGGTGGAATATCCGCACTTTTAGCCTGCTGAATCAAGTCCACAATTCCCGGGATATCCCCCTGCCGGGCCATGCTTTGCACCGCTGGCACAGCGTACTGTTGAAAAAATTCTCGCTGCATTTCCTCCCGGGAGGGACCCGACAACTCGGACAGGCCGTAACCCGCTCCACCTCCGGCACCGACCCCTAGCGCAGTTCTCCCCCAGCCCCCTCCAGCTGCTCCACCTGCGCCTCCTCCTCCGCCGATATTTCCGATCCCACCCGCACCAGCGCCGCCTGCCTCAGCTGCTCCGGCAACACCCCCGATTCGGCCAGTCCCCAGCCCGGCTACTTCACCGACGCCTCTTCCGCCACGCGCTCCTCTCAAACCGGACACGCGAGACGCAATACTCGGACGAGATGCACGCGAGCCTCCACGGATCAAACTTCCCCCTGAACGCCCCGCTCGACCCATCGACCTCCCCAACTGTCCAAGCGCCCTGATCCCTCCGCCAATAGCGCGCTTTTCCAGCTCGACGGCCAGAGCCGCGTCCTCGGGACGTTCACGCAGGTCCTGTATACCAAGCATCTCGCAGGCTGCCGCACATTTGACCGAATCCGACGGTTGCCTAAGGGAGATCCCCCGGTAGATGGCATCGGAATCGCGACCCTGGAGAAACTTCCTCAACGCCCGTTTCACCAGGTCCTCAGTAGACAGAGCAGTAACCTCTTCAAAGGAACGGGCGAATTTAACGAGATACACGGCCTCGTCGTCGCCAAGCCCCGCTTGCTTGCACAGGGGACCTAATTGGTTTATTGCCTCTGAATCCGTTTCCAGCCGATCCAGAGTAGCCAAAGCGTCATTCGCTGCCTTCTGATATGTCGACATGTTTAGTCTCCACAGCCGCGCCCTGCAAACGTTCTAGCAAAGCAGGAGCCTGCGCCAGCGCGCTCGTCAATTCGATATAGGACTGTTCTGCGCCCTTTCCTACCGGCGCTATTGAAAATTGTACGGCGTGGAACAGTCCTGCAACAAATTCTTGTACACTGCCCGCAGCCTCTCCCACCTCCGCTTCCGCCTTCAGCCGCTCTGTTTCGTTCCGGCAAATCGCGATGTACTCTTCCATGACCTCGTGAGCGTTGGCCGAATTGATGTGTCGAACCCGCATAGCTTCCAAGGCGTTACGCCGGGCATCCGATTCGATAAGGGCGTCGAGCTTCTTGCGATCCGCCGGACCGAGCACACCGTCATCCCATAAGGAGAACAACAAAGCTTCGCCCTCCGACAGAGCTATCCGCTTCCAAAACGGATCCGGATCCAGGTCCCGCATACCCCGGGCACGTGAACGAGCGCCAATATAGGTGCGAATGGCCTCCGGACGAGCTAAATGTTGGCGCAGATCAAAGAAACACTGCTCATAAGCGAGCACTACAGCAGGTGGCAGACCCAAATAATCGGCGATTTCGTCAGTAGGAAGGCTAGTAAGCACCAAAGCTTCCAGATGGTACCGCGGGCCACGAGTCTCCATAGTCTGCGTCTGATAGGCCCAGTAGATATCGGGGAACCGGTCTTCTATGGCGCTCAATCCTGCGACCGTTGAACTATGAAATGCCCGCAAAAAACTGCCCAACTGGGCCACCCAGGGATCTTCCGAGCTGCGATACCGGATAACGCCCTCAGTATGTAAACTGCGGCTGCGGGTATAACGCCACTCCGGATCCAACAGAGAGCGCAGGCTGTAGGCGCGGCGGCGTACCTCCTCCAGCTCCGTCGCAGTAGGCAGCGGGACAAGTTCTCTTCGGCTAAAATGAGCTAGAGCAGTAGTCAGCCGTTTCAGCTCCCAAAGAAGACACGTAAAGCCATCATCTCACGCCCAGATCAATATCCATCGAGTCCGTCGGCGATCCCTCCACCTGCCGCTGCTTAAGGAAGAGAACCAGGTCCCCAGTGCCCTTCAGCACGGATTTGAGCTGGTCCTCCAATTCGACCATGTTCTCCTGCCCGTAGCGATCGCGGAACTGCTCATTGAGCCAGTAGTACATGAACAGAATTCTCCCGACCCGGTCCAGGCCCAGAATAATGTCGGACAGGTACTGGGTGATCAGATCCTCGCTATCAGAGGTACGCACCAGGGAGGCAATAGCCGAAGCGTCAAAAATATCCTTCTGCCCGGTCTGAGCCGCTTCCATGATCTGGTGTTTCTCGGGCTTGCCCAGATAAGCCTCCGGCCCAGCTCCCATCGGCATATCCACAGGCACCTGGTCCTCAGTAGGATATTGCTCCAGCGCCCCGGAGTAGTCGTCATAGCCATATGCCGGTTCCGGAAACCCCCCTGACATACCGATATTATTCTTGACCAAAAATTGCTGACGCCGGTCCAGCGGCGCTTGATTGAGCATGCCTACAGCCTGCGGGCCACGTAACCCAGCACACTTAACCAAGGCAAGCACGGCCTGCTCCCGAGTGTGCGGGCCAACGTTGTTCAAATAGACCCCCTCGCTCTTCTTCAGCAGCTCCAAGGGCTCGACCGCGCCGGACTTGAGCAATTTGATCTCTACATCTAACAAGCCGGTGGGATCGTTCATGCCCCAGCTTTCCAGCGCCTCGCCCTCTTTCAACGAGATCAGCTTGGCAGTCTTGGGAGCAAATAAGGTCTGTCTTACAACCCGAAGATCTCGGTCATCGTCCACCAGAACAATATGAGATAGCTGAGCAAACTCCGGCGTAGAGCCCGAATCGGGTTCGGAGTCGGGTTCGGAGTCGAAGCCGGAGTCGGAAGGGGCGCCACTGGTTACATTACCAACATGAGCCAGATGCGGTCCGTCACCGAACTGGACTACATCTTCCTGCCTATAAGGCTCCAGCACGCTGGGTTTGGCTCCCGGGTCAGTTACCATCGGCTGAACGAACAGCTCCACCTTGCCGTCCGCCGTACGAACTTTGCGCTTCACCCGGAAAGCGACCGACATCTGGCGAGTCTTGCTGATTAACGCGTAGGTCTTATTCGGCTCGGCCGATTCAGCGCCAGCAAGGGCGGAAAAGTAGTCCCCATCGTCCTCGCAGACCTCTTCCTTGGGTTTAACCCAGATGCTCTCCGGCCACCAGTATCCGTAGTTGCCGGTATCCCGATCGACCACCAGGGCCACACGGAGATAACCTTTGCCTAGAGCACGGGGGCCGATGCCAATAAGCACATCGCGATACTCCCCGCTGGAAATCAACATTTCATGACGCCCGCTCTCGGTAGGGTTAGCCAGGTTCTTGGGCTCCGCGGTCTCCGCAGCGTAGGCCTGGTTAGCCTTCTCCCGCGCATCCTTGAACACGAACTCCCCGCGGACTAGCGCACTCTTTTCCGTATCGGATAGCAGCAGATCTTCGACGTGCCCGTATAGCGCCCGCACCCGCTGCGGACCGTTCCGCTCGTAAAAGTCTTCTTCGTCAAATAGTAACGCGGAGCGCTTCTGCTGCGGAGGCTTATGCCATCGATCCACCCGCCGCTGTTTTTTACGACTCGAACTACAACCCTCCTTCGCGGAGGGCTTGTGCGCCAGCTCGTGCAAAGGGCGTTGGGCCAACACCACTTCGGCAAACGGAGGATCGGAACGCATAGTGCATAGCAAAGCACGCGAAGTCCCATAAGCTGCCGTCTTGGACAAAAATCCCGGCAAAGTGGGAAGCTCCTGGTACCGCCCGCCGATTCTAACGAGCATTTGTTCGATGCCCGCAGTCCAAGGCTCCCAGCTGGCCTGTCGCTGAGAAAAAAGATCTGCCCCGCCAGCTGCCCCCGTACGAGTATTGGACAATACCGACAGATCCGGCTGCTGCACGCCCAATTCCTGCTCCTTGCGCGGTTCGGGCTCGCCCATGGTAAACGGACGTCGATTGAGCAGATAAGTCACCCAATTGTCCTGCAGTGGAACAAACAGATCCTGATTCTTGATGTAGATAAGACTCTGTTTCAGCTCCCCGTTGAGGAAAAAGCTCGGCACAAACAACATCTGCTCGCCGATCTTGAAGCCCATGATCCCGATGCCGTGTGTTTGATCTTCGTTCTGGTCCAGCACCTGGAACCCGAGCAAGTAGTCCAACAGCGCCGGAGCACGATCCCGCAATTGTGCATGGGCTAAATCAGAAAGCGTGACCTCGAAGTCACCGTCGGATGGCGAACCTACACCAGTCGCTTGTTTACGCATTTAATCAACCCTCGCAATAAGTCCGCAGCCGAGCACCACCGATTCCGCTGGGATCTGAATGCTTACGCACTCTTCGCTCCCGCGATGCACTACCGGTCCGCGCTTCAAACAGCCGTACAGACGTTCTTTCTTCGTTGTCCACGAACGCATAAGTTGTGCCGCCCGCAATTTCTTTACGCCGAATAGCGGTATCGTGCGAAGCAATCTCCGCACCGAGTAAGCCGACATAACTCTCAACGTATGCAGAGCGTTGTTTCTCTCGCCGCTATGAGAGACAAATCGACAATCGTGAACGCCAAATCGCGTCTTAAGCAATTCCGCGATCTGGTGAACCATACGTTCCGATGTTGAAGCAAACGAAACAAACACCGCGCCGTGACTTCTGTCACACGGGGAGAAAATTGATCCGTCAGTCACTAGCAGCCCGGATAGCAAACGAGCCACGGACGCATTCGACCAGCTATAGCCTACCTCGGGAATCACCTTTTCGTGGGCAAGCTTGCGCTCAACGCCCAAATCTCTAAGCATAGCCAGTGCCGGATCGTTACTAGCAAATGCGTAATAACGCCCCTCACTTCGTCCGAAAGGCACCAGGCGATATAACTCCGGGCGCGCTGCAGTACTCCGTGCCACAAGCCCCAAGCCGTGCAAATACTCCCGGGTATCGTCTATCAACGTAGGATCGTAACATGAAAGATACACTCCAGACTGGCTACTAGGCGCGTAATAGCCGTCGCCCAATAACATTCCCAACAATAAATCGCGAGAGTCGCTAGGCATGGAGGCATCGTCATACAGACCGCCATGCAACACGCCACGGAACTGCGCCGAACGAGGTCCCGCAACAAAGGCATTAAAACTGGGTGTTCGCCCCGACATCTCCCGCGATCCCGGATCGTATAAAGACAAAATCTCCGTTTCTGGAGACGCAGCAACTACATAAGTCTTTCGCTCTTTCCTTCGGTTCTGCTCGGAAAACTCCGCATGATAGCAATCCGCGGAAGCACTACGAAGCCCCACTACCGGCTGCGATTGCAGCTGCCTGCTCTCGTCCGCGGTCATCACACGGTCGCCGATACGAACAGCCCCCGCAGGACATTGGCTAAAATCATCAAGCAAAATAGCTGTTTCAGCTGTAAGCACTAGCTACCCTGTCAAAAATCGTCCTGGAGAACTCCCCTGTTGAACCACCCAGACATACTCGTCAGTATACTAAGCCGACCTCGGACCCCTCAAAACCATTAGTTTTAATACACACCCTTAGTAGCCAATTGCTTACCAAACTCCTGCCCCTGCGCCAAAGAGTGCCCCCAGTTCTGACCGTGGATTTCTGATTTGCCTCCCCGCTGCGCCGCGTCCATGAACCCTTTCCCGATGTAAAAGCCACCCAGTCGCCGAAAGAAGTCCGGATCGTGCAATGTGCTCTCCATCGCCCGCACCATATGGGGCTCGAACGGAGGAGGATCCTCGTGTACAACAACCTCCCCTACTCCGTGTTTCTTGAGCGTAGCGATAACCTCCGGAGTCAGCCGGGTGCCAATGGAGTAGTGCAGCGCCGGTCTCTCAAGATATTTGTTACGCGCACGCCCCGGCGTCAGAGAGAGGTTCCCAAAACGGGGCTGATACTGCCGAACCAACTCATCATAGGGGAGAATATCATCAGGCAACGCACCTGCGACGCCGTCGGGGTCTACAACGCGGACATGATTGACCAGTCCTCGGGCGAGCAACTCAAGGTTCCGCCGGTGAATTCCAACCCCCTGAGACTCCAAAGTGTCCCGAAGCTGTCGAACCAGATATCGACGACCCTCCCCGATGTGTTTGTATTTAACCACTTCCGAGGGGTTAGGCACCCCAGCGGATACCATATCGCCCGCAGAAATTCGATCACCGATCTTGACTCTGATTTCAATTCCGGAGTGGACATAATGCTTCTCGTCGTTCACCCAGACGTACTTGCCGCCCTGCGGCGCATCCTCGACCCGTTCCACGATGCCGTCCAACCGGGATATTGTAGCAGCGTTCTGGAACGTACGCGGCACCTGCACCAACTGATTGATAGCCTGGAATCCGCTGAGCGTGGCCGAAGGAGCGCCTCCGGTTCCCGCAGAATGCTTGCTAGACAGCTGGCTTTGCGAAAGCACCTCGCCCACTGCCTGTGCCGCAGCAATCCCGATATTATCTCCGACCGGGGATAGCCCACCTCGCTCCCGTATCCCAGCCGCCAAACGAGGAACCCCTGCGCCACCCGCTGAGATTGGCGAATGCACCAGAATCTCGTCGTGCCCCAGACGTTGAAGCGCTCGGACACTAGAAGGGGTCAGAATGGTGCCCGCCGGGAATTCCCCGTAGCCCCGAGCTAAAACCGAGCCCTCGTTGTCCGGGTCGTCGATATCCACAGGCAAACCCGTGCCTTCGAGGGGCTCCTCGTCAGTAACGAGCAATTGTCCGGCTGTATTAACCAGCTGTTTATTGAGAAACCCAGCACTCGCGGTACTCAGCTTGGCCCCGATCACGCCCTTACGAGTCCCATAAGCTTGGGCAAAATACTCCGCCGGGCTGAGCCCCTCGCTGAAACTGTGGGTAATCGGGATCGGGATCGGACGATCCCGATGATCGAGTACAAGCAGATCAGCCCCGCGAAGGGAAGACAAGTTCGCCGGGTTACCCCGAGCGCCTGATCGTATCATTCGCGAAAAGCTATTTCCTTCTGCCAGCCCCTCGGCGTGGGTGCCCTTCTGCAGCTCATCCATGCGAGAGCCCAACAGCTCGATAATCTTGCGATCCTTCGTTTCATCCGACCAGGTAGGGTGATTAGTTGTCCGGCTGAGCTGACGTTCGATTTCCGCTACGATACGTCGTTTTGTTTGGGAAGGACGTAGATCCTTCAGCGAAAAACTGGAGCCCGTGGACGTGGCAAAATCTGCGCCCAATTGTTCCAGCCGATGGGCAATTTCCTTGTAGCGCTCCGGATACCGCCGCATGACCTCGCGGAGCAGATCTTTCAGGCCCGCCTTGTCCAATCTGCGGTTGTAGTCCCGCAGATCGGGAGGCAAAGCTTCGTTAATAAGCAGCTGGCCAACCGTCGTATCCACGGCGCTCTCCTGGGAGTAGCAAACGGGGCGCGACCAGTCGGTGCGCCCCCTCTGCTATCCTTCGATCAGCGTGTTCAGAACGGGAACGTGAAGTCGCTGAGATTAAAAAACCCCAGCATCAACGTCACGAAAGCTACGATAGCTTCGAGCAAACCCATACCAACTTCTCCTATTTAGAAACTGAACAGCGCGAAAAACGCCAACAGAATTCCGATAATACTGAACGGACACATTGAACTTCTCCTCTTACAACGTGACACAGCGGGCAGCTACACGCTTGGACAGACCCATTTGCTGCGTCAACCGCTCAAAATCGCCCTCTCCCGCACGGGTGAGAGCAATTGTCCCGTCATCGCGCTTCCACATCAGCGCTAGCAACACTCCGCCGTCGTCGTACACCGCCACCTGCCCAACCCCCTGGTTTTCTACAGGAATAGCGCTAAGTTTTTCCCCTTTGAGCACGACGCGCATTATACCGCCAGATCTGTAAGCAACCTGCTAACCCGCGCAGCCGGGCTATGTTTATTCGGCGGCGTTCTCGCGTCACTCGCCGATAACGTCATGCCTGGCATTGCTGGAGCCAACGGACCCGCTGGAGCAGCAGGCGCTCCCGGCATCCCGGCCCCCAAAGGCGCCGCAGCTCCTGCGCCACCTGCGCCCATGCCGCCCATAGCATCCGGAGACGAAATGCCCATTTGCGTAGCCATCTGCTGAACGAGCCCAAGCAATTCCTTCTGACCACCTCCGCCTCCGCTACCCTTAGCGCCGCCCGCCGATTCTTGCCCCATCAGAAACCCCTGGAGCGTCCCGATTAGCTGATCGAGCTTACTGTTGACGCTGGCCAGCTGCTCGCCAATGTCGGCGCCTGGAGGGGGTCCGCCTCCCGGAGGAGGTGCGCCGCCTGGAGAAGGTCCGCCTCCCCCTATTGCCGCAGCCAGTTCGGGGGGTATCTCGCCCCCGCCTCCCCCCATTGCCACATCCAACCCCGGGGGAGCCCCGCCTCCGCCTCCGCCTCCGCCTCCTCCCATCGCCGCGGCTAATTCAGGGGGAATCCCGCCTGGAGCGGCTCCTGGAGGGCCTGCGTCCACCGGCATACTGCCCCCAGCATCCGCCGGAACAAACCCGGGCTTTTCAAACTGGTCCACTCTGGCTAAGGCAACCGCCGCTAGTCGAGGGTTAAATGAATTCACTTGCCGTCTCCTTTGACCAGCCCAACCTCCTCACGGACCACTTGCCGAAGCTTGTCGTAATCTACCGGATCCGGCACGTTGACTTCGATAGGCGGGATACGATATTCGGCTGCCTTTAGTTCTGTCCCGACCTCCTTGGTCGTTTGCACAGCTTTCTCCGCCGCAGCCTTCACAATGGCCTGCGCTGCCTTCGCAAGAAGCGCCGCCGCCTCCGGCAAAGTATACTTCGGCTCCTCAGACGCAGCCGCAGCTTTAACAGGCGAAGCGGACTTCTCAGGAATGGTTCGCCGTTGCGCACTAATATCCCGCGCCCGCTTGATTACCTCAAGCGCCGTACCAAGACTCTGCGCTCTCTTAACTACCTTAAGCGCTGTGTTCATAAGCTATTCTCCTAGCGATCGTCGAGCGCAGGGTCCACATCCTTCTTGCCCGACCCGCGGCCACCATAGCCGTCGTGAGCCACCTCGGTGTCATGAACCCGCGAGCAGTCGGTAGTGCCGCCGGTAGCGTTACCCATATCCGTATCCCCTATCTGGGGATGCGGCTCAGCTTGGTCCGTGTACTCTTCGGACACACGCGGCGCATCCTCGATATCGCCGCGGTATGAAGCCGGATACTTAGTATCGCACTTGGCGTGATCCGACGTGGAACCCTGGATCTGCCCATCGACCGCATCAATCCCCATATCATCTTGCCACGTTGCCATGAATTTTCTCCTTCGTCGAATACCCCCGCCTAACGGTCTTCAAGCCTAGTTTGAAACGGCTCCCCGCCGGGCCAGGCGTCCTTGTTAGATCGAAAATCGCTTGCGGATCGCCCGGAGACCGCCTCGGGGTCGTTTGCATCAAGCAACCCAGGTTCGATATTGGGATCGATCCAGTTTCCTCGGACCTCATCCAGGCCTAACTGGCTTTGTGCGGTCTCAGTACCCATCTCTGACCTCCTATTTTCTGCAATGAAACATGAGCTTGTCAAGAAATCCGTCTACGATACGAAGTTTCCACTTATTCACATTTTACCAGCCAGGCAGATATTTAGCGATCTGCCAGTCTGGTCTGAACCGGCTCTCCGCCAGGCCAATCATCTCTATTATCCTGTCGCTCAGATGGTCTTCACCCGGTCGTTCGCGCCAATCTTGCCTGCTCGATAAGCCCGTTCGACGTCCCGATGATTACGAAACGTCCGCGTCGGCTTGGAACTCGGCTCAGTAGCGTTGAAAAGTCCCTGTAAGAATTCTTGACCGGGGACGTAGTGTACGTCAAAAAACCGCACGTCGGTTAAGTTGCGACTGGGGAGCAGCTTATCCTTGGCCTCGGCCACTGCATCATCGCTGACCGGCACATGGAACTGCTCCGCATCTCCGTCAAAATCGCCACCGTAGCCTCCAATTGTCAACGGCGACACCTGCAAAGTGTTCCCCTTGGTCAACACCGGAAACGCCGCCATGATCCCGTACCGATGCAACGTAGGCGCCCGATTGACGATCACCGGCCGATGTTCCATCTCTCGCAGCAAAGCATCCTTCGCACGGGGATCCTGTTCAGAGACCATGTGCGCCGCGGTCGTCGCAGCTACGCCCCGCCTCATCAGGTTCCTTACGATGAACGGCCGATAAAGCACCCAAGCCTTGCTCTCCGGTAAGCCTACCTGGTCCATGTCCAACGAGGGATTCGGAGTAATCACCGCCCGGCCTACTAGATCCGTATTAGTACCGATGAGCTTACGTTGGAATGTAGAAGCCTTCGGCGAAGACCGCAGCCCCAGCAGATGCGCCAGAATGCCGCGAACGTTCTTCTGCTGCAACTTCGGCTGTATCGGATCGCTTAGCCCAGTCAGAGCTTTGAAAGTATCGTACAACGCAAGCCGCTCAGCGCCGACCCCTGCAGTGCCCAGGTCGGCCTGTAAGTCGCGCAGGTTATCGTTGGCAAGCATCAACTCCCTGTACAAGTAGTTCGGATCAGCGACGACCCGAAAATCCGGGGTCTTGGAAATCGGGCGATACTGCGGCGGCAACACCGGAATCTTGGAGAGCATCAGCTCTTCCGGCTTGATACCGGTTTGCTCAAACATGGCAAGCACCCGTAGACGCTTGACCGCATCGTCCCGCTTGCTCTTCATTCCCGACCGAAGAATGGCTTTCTGCCCCTCCAGCTCCTTGTCGACATTGATCTTGCGCAACGCCATCTGGATACCGCGGGCGCCGGTCAGTTCTCCGACCTCCCGTTTACCGGACAGCACTTCGCGGAATTTCTCTTTAGTCAACCCCAGTAAACGCCTAACAGGCTCTTCCATGACTGGATTAGGAAGAGGCTCATGAAGCGGAATGGCGCTCCACCCCAAACCACCCGCTCCGCCGGTCTTTGCCAAATCGAACAACCCGCCAGGAATAGGGTCCATCGTATCGAAGTCCAACAGCTCCGGGCGGGTGATATCACCGCGGGACAGCTTGTTGATGTCCTTGTCGGTCAGCGCCATGATGTGCACGTAATTGCCGCGCTTCTGCACATTGACTCCTGCCGCTTTCAAACTATCCATGAACTTGCGATAGACAAAGGGCACAGAAGGGGTAGGCGGCGGATAGCCCATACGGAAAGCCCGCCAGAACTCGTCGTTACGTTGACCGCGAATTAATTTGGCGTCCCGTAAAACAGAAGTCGCTCCACTTGAGAGCAAACTCGTAGTCTCCATCTGCCCGATTCGTTTGGAAGCTTCCCCCTTCTGCTTGCCCGGAATCATATCCGCGGTATACCCCGCCTCATCTCCGCGCCCGCCCAGCTTGTCCTCGCTCCGATGGTGCAGCTTCATAAAGAACTGGTTCCCTACGAAGACATTAGGAATCTTTGCCTGGCGCTCAGGATCCCAAACCGACTCGGTGTCCGACATGCCGTTCCTGGCCAGCTCGCGTTCCACGAATTCCCGCAGATCGCCCTCCGCAAAACCCGGCACCCGGTAAGGCTTCCCGGTTTTAGCCGCGATCTTGCCGAGCGCAGCCTCCAGAATCGAAGCGGGATTACCACGGCTGATGACCCCAAAGGGGTGCATAAGCACCTCCAGCGGGCGGCCTTCTGCGTCCTGGGGCATTTGATCGTCAGGGACGATCTGTGACACCACCCCCTTATTGCCGAAACGCGCAGTGAGCTTGTCACCCGCCTCCATAGGATGGTAGCTCTTGACCACCACGTTGACTCCACGAGGTCCAGCGTGCACGTCGGTGACCACCCCCGGAGAGTCGTGCTTCCAGATCTCAGAAGTATTCGACCACAGATCCTTGGCCATCTTGTGCAACACCCCCTGCCCCTTCTTCGGGCGGCGAGTGATGCTTAACACCAGCGGATCGTCCTTCTGCACCTCGGTGCCCGGACGAATGACTCCGTTATCGTCGAAGCGGTCGATAATCTTCCGCGGATAAACTGCGGGAAACTTCGCCAGGAAAGACCGCGTAGATACCTTCTGACCGGGAATAATATCCACATCGTGCTGATACATATGTTCGGAAAGGAGGCGATTTGCAGCGCCTTCGCTAATTACGAAAGCGTCCTCGTGCGTCAAACCGCGAAACGGCAGATAGCCCACCCGCAGGTTCTTCCCCAACGCAAGCGTTCCCTCCGTGTCGGAGAAATTCGAGCTGGCCAGCAGATCGCCGGGCCGCACCGGCTGCCCCGGCCGCACTGCAGAAGTGCTGTGGAGAAATGCGCGGCGATTGAACGGGAAGTTCCGATAAAGTTCGTAACGCGTTACACCATCCGGCGTCTGCACCGCAATATGGTCCTCGTCGACCGACTTAACTACCCCCGCCTGCTTGGTTCGTACCACCCCCATCTTGGAGCCGAACCACTTTTCAAACGAGTCGTCCGGATCGTCCGGATTGATACGACTCGTCTGCACCAACGGCGCCTCGGGCTCCTTCAATGCTAGCGCCTGGTTGAACATCTTAGTGGCCATCAGCATCCGATGGCCTTTGACCCCGGACAAAAACGGCACCAGATGCGCCGGGCCGGACATCATGTCCTCAACGGAAGGAATCTCGTAGTCCACGTCTTCGGGCTTCGCAAAGCGCAGCTGCCCGCGAACCATGGCCCGAACCAGACGTCCCTCCCTCTTGGCCTGCTCGACCTCTCCCGGGAAAGCAATCACCCGGCGAGAGGCCTCAATAGAGGGCACCAACTTCGTAACGCCCTGTTTGTCGAGCATGGGAGTGTACAATTGGCCATCGGAACCTTTGAGAGTCTTGTAGGCAAGGCGGTTATCCACACCGGCCTTCATGGACTCGCTGGTACGTATCGGATCGATAAAACTCGCGTACGACGGCTGCACTGCCCGCGATTCATCGGGAATTGAATCGGATGACGGAATTCCCCCGACGCCCATCCTGGTAATCCTGGACAATTGATCCAGAATATCCATCGGATTGGATTCCTCAAGACTATTTCCAGACCAATGAGTCTTTCCATCCCGCATAATATATAACAACCCGCCGGGCACTTCAGCACAATAGACTTTGCCGCAATAATCCACAGACGAGTAAGCGTCGGGTTCGCCCTTATTGCTAGACATAGCCAAAGAACTAACAAATGCTTCAGTACGCTTCGGGCTGTAACTGACAACGTGCTCATCAGACCAGCCATTACCCTTGACGCGTACCGAAATTGCTGAAGAACCCTCGCCAATGTACCCAAACAATTCGACCAGATCTTTCGCCAATCCCTCGCAAGATGTTGACGATTTGAGATAGCCGTTATATTCGTTGCCATCCCCCGCCATGTAAAATTCCCAAAATACGCGAAGCAGCTCCGGTGGCAGTTCCATGATATATCTTGGAATTCTCTTATTCTGGCATCCAATGCCGTAGCTTCGGAGTTCTGACCAGAGAACTTTACTTCTAATGATAAATTCGGCAGCTGCCTCACAATAGCGCCAGTGCAGACCAAGTCGGTCCAGAAGAGCAGAGATCGTAGCCATCAGATCCGGGTTGTTCTTCGCAACCTGAGAAACTGTAACACGATACTCGTCGTTCCGCTTCGCGCTGTTATTTTGCGCGCTGCCCTCTGCAAACCAGAAACCAAGAAATGCCGCCCAATCGCGAATCGAAAACTTGAGACTAGGCAACATATGCCCCCAACGATTCTCTTTACATCCAGGAATCACAAATTCCTTCCGGGCATCGGTCGCCGCCCGACATCCCAAAGCCACACGATGGAATCGCTGATATCCCTGCGCCTCAGCAGCAGTTTCAAAGCGGAACTCAGCGTCCTTTTTGGGGCGGCAAAATAGACGGTGATTGGGAGTAACAAGATAACTAAAGTTCTTTGTTCGACCTGCCAACAACCGCCCTGTATAATTATAAATATGCAACTTCTTCGGGCGATAAAACTCCACTTGACCGTTTATATAGCAAGCCAACTTCGTACTTTTTGTAACATCAGGCCAACGGATAAATCCGTCAGACGTTAATACCCAGGTATCCGCGTCAAAACACATCGCTAACCCGGAGTTGAGCAACACCGTCTGAAGTTGCTGAGTGCGGGCGTCGGTGTTGACTACCGGATCTAACGACTTGCGAAAGGTGGCCTTCCAGAGCAAGTTACGCGAGAGCCTCCCAGCGTCCTTGCGAATTCTTTCTGCAAAAAGATCCTCGGGTCCGTAGACCGTCTGGTAAGCGATAGAATCCCGGTCGTCGACCGCGGACCTTCCTTGAGATACGTCCACCAGTTTTTGCGTAGTCCGCAAAATGACTTCCGGATTTACCCGTTCGTAAGGATGCCCAAGAGTGTCGCGCATCACCTCCGGGTCCAGCTCCATACGGCCAAAAGTCTCGCGTAGCTCGTCGACCAAACTGGTTACGTCCCCCGGCTCGCGATCCCCGGTGCCCAGCTGCGCCCGGCGGCTGGTGAATTTCTCGTGGGCCTTATTCAGATGCTTAGGGTTGTCTTGCAGCTTATTTGAAGCATATAGCTCCTTGCCCCAAGCATCGACCATCTGTGCATCAGCCACCCCCAGCGATTTGAGCACGGTGTATAATGGAAACTTGGATTGGCCCACCCGGGCATAAAACACCCCGCTAGTAGGATCCAGAAAGACTCGGAACGGCGGCCCGCTGCCGGGCATGATATTAAAATGCCCTTCCAGCTCCCCGTTCTCCTTTTTGCGAGTGTACATTCCCGGCTTCAAACGAAGCTGATTTGCGACGCTGTACTCGCTCCCCCGATAAACAATAGTACCCCGATCAGTAACATGAGGAACCATAGCGACGCGACTGCGCCGCTGGTCAAGAACCTGCTCAGTGGCTCTGTCGACCAGGCGCCAAGTGCCGCTCAGCGGCCGATGAAGATTGCGGCCACTGAGGATAGCTCGCTTCTGGCGCTCCAGACCTGTAGGTTCGTCTTGATCGTAGGAGACGTCGGACAGTTCGAGACGGTGCTGCTTATTCTCAATGGGGTAGAAATCAGTGTATGCGGAACGTACGTCGTCGTACACCCGGCCACGCAGGGCATCGACGTCGTCGAAGGCGCGAGTAGTCGTTGTCGGCAGTCCAATGTCATTCACTATGTCGCTCTTGCGGCATTAAACTCAGAGGGTTACTTTAAGGCCTTTCTTCACAGCTTCCTCAACCGATAATACTTTGACAGGTGATCCCTCCCCCGGAGAATCGCCGCCACAACTTCTACAATGAGAAATGAACTGCAATGGTTCAGAGTAACGAACCCCTGTCATCTGCAAAGCACATCGCCCACACGAAGGGCACGGCTGGTTATCTAAATCTGTTTGCTTATTTGCTATTAGCATTTCAAACATCACTCACTGCCGCGCTCTTACGGCATCGTGCTCAAAGGCTTCGGTTCCTGCGGAGACGCAGGCGGGGACGTAGGAGATCCCTGCCCCAACGTAGGGCCGTATCGCCGCCAAAGATCCTGCCCCGGTCTAGCCACGTGCTGTTGCCACATGTTTTGTGCGTAAGGACTTTGTTTCAGTTTGGTCCCGCCGTAGCCTAGTAGCGCAGACAGCAACATGCCGATCATCGCACTCCGGCCGGTCCCGCGCCCCGACAATCCGCCATAGAGCCCACCGCCTAGCGTACCGAGCACCGCGGCGATCAAAGCATTCCTCAGGCTGGGATCCAGATTGGATATCCAATTTTTAGCTGCAGAACCAAGCCCGCCCAGAATCTCCCCAGGATGCTGCCGTACCGCAGAGCCCACTCCCTGGGCAATCTCTTTGGGATTATCTTTCATTACCGAGCCGATTCCCTGCATGATCGTCTCAGGGTTCTTCTGCATCATCGAGCCGATTCCCTGCATGACCATCTCGGGATTCTCTTGCAGCGACTGCATCGTCCTATTCCCTACGAAGCCACGTCCAGCTTCCGTGCCGTAAAGCATCGCAGGCGTTGCAACGCCCCCAGCCGCCGCCGCAGGCAACGCAAATCTCTTGCCCAAACGTCCCGCACCTCTCCCGACGTACCCCATTCCTTTTCCAACGTTACGCAGCGCAGAAAGTATGTTAGCTTGCTTAGAGCCCGCCATCTTGTTCACCTCTTTTTCGCCGTAAGGTTCTTCAACCTCCGGCTCATTTGTCCGCTCCGTCTGCGGCGATACGGAGGTAGACTTAGAACGCGCAGCCAACGCAGTAGTGAGTTCCGGAGGGCGCGCCACCAGACTAGCCGGACGAGCTACCCGCCGCCGACGCGCAGCTTCCCGGTACGCTCGAACACCCTTTTCCTCTGAAGATTCCCCAAGCAGCTTCCAGCCCGTCCCGGTGCCCACCAAGCCCATTAGCGCCGCTAAAGTGTAAAGAAACGGAGCAACGCCCTCGGTTATCCCGTTCGCTTCCTTTTTCAGCTCTTCATCAATATCACCGGCGGACCACGCATCGGACAAAGTATTAAGATCCACAGCAAACTTGGATCGCAGCGCCTGCTCCTCGGCCAAAGCGTCCTCAAATTCCTGCTTGGCTTTATCCAGTTCCTGGCGATCACGCATTTTCCGATAGCCCTTCATCAGCTTGCCGGTTCCTGCCCAACCAGCATACGCGGCCGCTGGAGTACCCAAAATAATACTGGGGTAAAACCATCGTGGGGGTTGCATCTTTTCTTCAGCGGAGGACTTGGCCAACAAACTAAACTCACGAGACCCGCGCCTCTCATCTTCCTCTTTCTGCCGCCGCCGCCGAAGATTCTGGGCAACATTACCGTAGACCCCGACGCCCGCCCGCCCACCAGCGCCGCCCATAAGACCCAACAGCAGAGCTAAGCTCAAGTCCTTCAAAGCATATTTGTTAGTAATCCGCTCAGATTCCTGAGGAGTCGGTTTATCGAACGGGTCAGAAGATTTAGCGAACATCGTTATCTCCGTCGCAGCAAGCCAGGCTCAGCGTGAGTGTGCTCCCTCGGTCCAGTTGGATCGTAAGTGTAATATTCGATCCACTCCACGTAGACCTTCATAGAACCGGAACCAGAATCAAAGTTACGTTCAATCGCACAAAAAACTGCTTTGCCTTGTTGGGCCATAGTAAAGATTCTTGAAGCCTGCTTTTCGTAAGCCTGTTTCTCCTCCGGCTTACTAATATCGAAAAGCATGCAGCGCACCTGCCCACCTGGCTGAGGTTGCGAACGCGCCGGATCATCCTTCCGGTATAACCGCACACCCTTAGCCCGATGAGGAATGCCATCCATTCCCGGATAGGTATTAAACCGGTCCTCGCCGCCACCCGTAGCAAACGCGAATTGATGCAAAGGATCCGCCGGATTCAGCGGAAGTGGCAAGTCCACACGATCGCTGTTTGATTTAGCCATGTTGAGATCGCTCCCTGACGTCACGGGCCAATTGCCGATACAGCGAGGTCATTTCCTGCGTCTTAACTTCTTCTACGTCCGGATCATCGGCATGCGTCGCTGCCCGAGCCCCTGCGCCAAAAACGGAGCCGCCTAACAAAGGTAGGCCCGCAGTCAGCGCCAAAGCCAACTTGCTGCCCTCTAAACCCAAAGCAACAAGGCCCTTGGCCCAACTACCCGCCGCGCCCAGGCCGCTCAAGAACGGAACGGTGCCGGATTTCTCCATAGCCTCCTCGAAATCCGAAGGAATTAGCCCCAGCCCGGCTATCTTCCTGAGAAAACCACGTTTGAACAACTCAGCGTTACGAACCGGTTCAGCTTCCATAGATTCAGCCCACTCCCCGGGATCTTTGTCCAAGTGCCAGCTCTTAAAACGCGGAGCATACAACGCTCCCGACGGGGTCTCCCGTTCGGCCGCGACTACCGCAACACGGCCAAGCAAACGTCGCCGCTGCGCCCACAGCTCCTCACGGAACTGGTCGGACAAACCCGTGCCAACCTTGCCTACTACGGGTCCGTCAGACGCCCGCGCGAAAGTGAAACCCCCCGCACGGCCTAAATGCTTTCCTTCGCCCGGGAAAACTTCCCGAGGATACACGTCGAACTCGGTCTCGATTTTAGCCTTAGATGGACGATCTCCCCAAATCACTACCCCGTCATAACGTGCGGGATCGCCGGTTTGCACCCGCTCCAGCATCTGCTTCTTCTGCTCCGGGGTCGTAGCGAACTCCGGCGGACGCAGAAACGGCAGTTGTTTGGACAGGTTATTGATCCTGGCAACCTGGTCTTCGTAACTCAGGGCTTGATCGCCGACGGTGTGCACCGCAAAGGGCATAATCTGCAAACTGAGCCCGGTTTCCAGCTGCTTGCCTAAGGCCTTCTCAATGCCGGAATTGAGCACTCCCGCAGTCTCATTCACCGGACGAGGAGTGCCGTCCTTGTCGGCCAGATAGACCTCGGCCCGCAGGACCGCGTTAACCCCTGGGGGAGCTTTATGCTTCCACAGATCCGGAAACTTGTGAGTCCATTCAACCAGACCGCCGGACACCGGTTTGCGCACGCTGTACACCCGCGGAGTCTTGCCCGCCTGCAACACCACCAGTCCATGGGCGCCATTGACCTTTGCGGACATGAATCCTTCTTGGCCGGAAAGTTCCGGGCCAAACGGCATCGTCTTGTACGCCGGTTTCCACTGCGGGACGTCGGGATGCTTGCCAGTCATGTTAGCCAGCAGCCAATTACGCCCTTTGGCCTTGAACAAAACGAACTCTTCCGCTTCTTTACCGCGGAAGCGGACGAATTTGATCTTATTCGGCCCGGATTCGACAACCCGGACTTTGCCGCGATCGTGCAGCTTCACCTCCCCGCCGCCATATTGACCAGCAGGGATAGTTCCGGACCAGCCTATATATGAAGCCGAATGAGTGGGCTGCTGTATCGCTAGTGCTTTTTGACCGGGTTCAGGCCATTTGCGGACAACCCAGGAATGCGCATCTTTGCCGCGGCCCAGCCGCAAGTCGAAGTGTTTCCCGGCACGTAAGGCATTATGGAGCTGGACCCCATACTCCCATTCGCCGGGAGCATTAGGAATCTCTGCGAACCGTCGTCGATTCGGAATGCCAAGTGCCGTACGGGCCATCGTTCACGCCAATCGATCATTTCCCCATGAAGCCCTTGAGCGCCGAGTATACGAAGGCCGCTCCCATCGCCGTGTTCTTCACCCGCCGAGGAGCACCCAGCGCCTTAGACGCCAGCCAGGCGCCTCCCACAGTCGGTATTGCGTACCGCACTACTTTGGGCAACGCCTCCATCAGAGCCCCCGCGCTAGCCGCCCCTGTGGCCCCTACGCCCTGCTCTCTCCCAGACTGGGCAATCAGCTGTCGCATCTTGACTCGCTGGGTCAGAGGGATCATCGGGTTATTGGAGACCTCGTCCATGGCCTGGGCCACCGCGAAGGTCGGGTTCCACAGGGCCTCGCTGTACACCAGGGGGTTAGCCGACGATTCCACCTCCATGCCCTTTGCAGGCTCATTGAGCCTCCGGAAGTCCCCCATCGTCGGCGGCTCGGAGAAAGTCGGTACCGGCACCGGCTGCGATTTAGGCGTCGAGCGGATCGGAGGATGCGCCCCCGTAGCTCCCCCCAGCGTATACCTCCAGTTCAACAGCTGCTCCCGCAGGTTTCGCGGCGGACCCCCGGGCGCCCAAAAGCTGCCCTTCATCTTGCGCCGGAGCAGGCCCAACAGAACCCCGGGCAGCAGGCCCCCCAGTAGCCCGAGAATAGTCATCGTGCGACGAGATCGCTTCGGATCCAAACCCAGTAAACGGGACAAGACCGGGGCAGCCAAGTACCGCCCCAGTCCGGCCCCGCCCGCACCACCGGATGATAACCACAAAGGCACGCTGCCTTTCCATTGACCTGACTGTGCCGCTTTGGCCAGTGGAATATCGGTCCTCCGGCCGCCCCGAGTAGAGAAACGGACTCCAGAGAACGTCATAGTCTGCCCCTCCAAATCGCTGCGACCGGCATATCTTTGACCGCGACCTTTCTTCACATAGGCCACCGTGACATGGGGCTGATATTTCGGATGCGTGATCGTGCTCGGCAATAACGCAGTCAGCTTGCGGTTTAGCCGCCGGAGAGCTGGGCTGAAAACCTCCACGTAAACCACATCGTGCTCATTGCCGGTGTCCGCCGTGGAAAAGAACTTGGTCTTACCAAAGCGGACGTGTACGGATTCCTCTCCTCCCAGGGCTGATTGCACCGGCTGAGCGTTGGTAGCGTGTAAACCGTACTTCAGAGTGATGTGCGGCGTAGCGTCCTTGCGGACGAGATCAGCGGGAGCAACCTCGCTGGCCATCCGGCGGACGACAGTCGCCAGCTCCGAAGGCAGATCCACCTGCGTGGAGCTGAATTCGTACTGAGCTGCTAACTTGTCGATGTAGCACAGCGCTGCGTCCACTATCTGAATCCCGCCTGTCCCGGAATGAGGCCGCGGACGTAGTTAGAGGCTCTCTGCCCCAGCCCCTCGGCATAATTACCAGCTGATGGCGCCGGGCTCGCCGGTGCATTGTAACCCTGCCCATAACCATAACCTTGCCCATAGCCCTGCCCGTAACCTTGCTCCTGCGCCGCCGCTAGAATCGCATGCTGGATAGTGTTCCACTGCTCGTCGGTCATTTGACCAACTAGCTGCTCAGGAAGCATACCTTCTCTACCGCGCAAGCCCTGGAGACCGGAATGGCCCTGCCATCCAGCAACGCCAAGTCCTCCCACGCTCCCGGCTAGCCTTCCCATCGACCCCGCGTATGCCTTCCCGGTCCGCCCGCCGACGCGCATCAGGCCACGCCAATTGCGACGCACGCCTTTCAGCCCCTGCTTGCCCAGCATCCCGGCCCACAGCAAGTCCTCAACCGATCTAGGTATCACGTCCAACCCGGTCCACTTCATGTTCGGATCAAGCGGATGTGTCCAACGAGTTCCGGTCCAATTAGTCTCAGGGCTGCGAAACGTGGGAATGCTCGTGCCCAAGCCCATTAACGCAGTCATTGGATTCCTGTACACGACATCCGTAGCCGCGCGCCCCCAGCGAAACGGAGTCTCGCCTATGACGCCACGAGTCGCCCAGCGCCCCCCGGTTGCCCCGTGGAGCATGCCCTTGCCAGCCGAAGTTGCAGTCCGGCCCGCCCCCAGCGCCCCGGTAGTGAACTTCGGAGCATTCTTGATTGCGCCGCCGACTACCGGTTTCAGATTCTTCCCGTAACGCGCCAACCAGGGCAACGCGCCCTTAGCCACGGCCCCCGCTCCCGCAAGCCAAGCCTGTTTTTCAAGAGCGGACCGTTTGCCTAGTTCATAAGCAAAGCTGCCCATCAGAAGCCCTCGGCTACTAATTGACTTTTGCGTTACGCACCTCTCGCTTGGCTCGCGAACGCCGCAAGAGAGCTAAAGCGCCGCCGGTACTGGCTCCGCCCGCCTGAGGAGCCGCAGACCGGGGCGCGATGTTGAGGACCGCAGCAGGCGGGGTCGTCGGCCCCACCGGCGTCGGCGGCCCCCCCGGGTCCCCCCCCGGCGGCAGTTCTGCAGCCATCTTCGGGGCGCGCAGCTGCTGCAAAATGGAAGCTAAGCCCCCAGCACCGCCCGCTCCCACACCAGCCGCCGGAGCTGCTGGAGCAGCAAGAGGGGCAGGAGGAGCAGCCGCCGGAGCCACAGGCGGAGCTGCGGCCGGTGCCGCCGGAGCGCTACCTCCTCCTGGCGACGCAGCTGCCCCTAGCAAACCGGCCTCCTTGAGCAAGAACCAGTTCGTAACCAGATTAGCCAACTTAGTAATGGCCGCCTTCTTCTCTTGTTTCTTCATTGGAATCCCTCGATGTTTCGTACTTGCAAAATCCTCTGCGTCCCCAGGCTCAATTGACCTGGCCGTTTCGGCTACCTCTTTTGAAGGAGATTTGACTTCACCTTTTTGGACTGCGTGGACCATACCCATGAACCGTTGTTGTTTTCTAGACACAGCTGGCATTACTTTTCCTCCCCGATTAGCTCAGCTGCAGATTCTATCGTATCTTCAGTATCCTCCGGTTCCACAGGCGCAGTCAATTTGGTTAACTCGACCGCAATAAGCATCTCGGCCAGCCCGTCCATTTCCGAACCCGCGGCAGCCGACATCAGGAATAGCTCCCCTTCAGTATATTCCACGCGTCCCGCAAAGAGAGACCTTGCCCGAAGGCTTTACCGGTGTTCCAGGCAGTTTCGCCAGCATCCAGCGGAGCCATCACCGGCGCCATAGCCAACGCGCCCGCCGTTTGTAAGAAACCCGGACTCTTCCTCTCCCCGCCCAGCCCCTCGTCAAGGCCGATACTACCCGCAGTTATAGCAGCCGGGAGCCCCGCCGCCGCCAGACCAGCGACATTGGCCCCCTGGCCAAGTCCGTACTTCGTACGCTCCCAAGGGCTCAACTGCTGCACCTGGCGCTGATGAAGATGGTAAGCCGCGCTAGGACCTTTGTTCCACATGGTCTTCCAGAAGCCGGGCTGCGCCGAAGCCTTAGCATCCTGCTGCTCCCGCATTCCCCTTGCATAAGTATTCGCCCGCGACAACAGCCCACCAGCCCCGCGGGGAGTGTCCATACGCAGCCCCATGCCGATCAAAGACTGGAGACTTTGATTGTACAGCCCCCGTCCCAGATCCGAATAGTTCCTCCCCCCGTAAATCGCCGCCTTGGACAACGCCGGATTGTACGATCGCTTTTTGGCCAGAAACAGCCGCCGCGCCCGCGCAGATCGCTTATCCAGAGAACGGGGCTTGGCTCCAGCAACAGCACGATACGCCTCTGAGGACCCCTCCTTCTTGCGCAACGGGGGTTTGCGCCCAGAGAGCCAGGGCATCACTTTGTTGCGCTTACGCTCCTCGACCTTGCGATGGCCTTCCTCAGAATCCTCCGCCCGTACATCGGCCGCCGCCGAGCTGGAAGACTTAATGATATCCAACAGTGTGAGCATGAAGCTATCCTAACAACGCTAAGAAGCCCCTTCCAAATACGTAACGCGTTACATAACCGCCCCAGGAGCCCCAGGAGCCCCAGGAGCCCCAGCCATCTGCGACAACACCTGGTCCTGCCCGACACTGCGAGCCTGGCTTCGCATGCTCGCCAATTTCTGTTTGACCACGGCGTGCAACGTCTCATCGGTCTTCCGGAGATCGTTTAACTGTCGCCGTCGCTCGCCTTCCGGCATAGCCAGTAATTGCTGCGCTACCTGATCGGCTTGAGCGAGCACGTCCCCCGGGGCCACCCCGCCACCGGCCGCCATGCCCGGCGCGCCCATACCGCCACCCGGCCCCATTCCCGGAGGAGCCACGCCGCCCGGCGGCATCATCCCCCCTCCAGGCATACCTGGCACCCCTTGTCGCATTGCAGCAGTCTCGGCTACCCGCCGCTGCATCTCCATACGCTGCTCCTGCTCCCGCTGCGCAGTCTCCATTTCCTCTTGAAAGATGCGTTGCTCCTCGACCATCCGACGAATCTCATCTCGCACGTCGATATTGAACGGAGCCAGAGCAGTCGTATCAGAAATCTTGTTGGCCGCAGATAGCTGCAAACGGACCAAACGGGCCTCCATGTCATCGGCCCGGGTCACCGGAGTAAATCGGCCACGAGCCTGCTCCCAATTGAAAGTCAGAGCTAACCCCTCCAGCAGCCAGTTAATCCAGTTATTGAGCCCCGCAACCAGATGAGGCCAAGTGGCCTCGAACAGCCGCAAGGCCGGAGGCATCGCCTGGATCTGCAAAGTTCCCTTGTACAACTCGGCAGGCACCCCACAGGAATTGAGCAATTCATCCAGCGCCACAGTGGTCATTTCATGGGGGGCCAACTCGCGGGCCTCCCCGCCCATAACTTTATAGTCAATTGGAAAAGGCAAAGAATGCATCGCTAAAGGATCCCGCCTCCGCTCCGCGATCATGCCACGTACCCGCGAAGTAAATTCCCCCAGATTAGCGTGCAGCAAAGGATCCAGCTTAGGATTACCACGTGACCCAGCCGGAGTAATCACCCGCCAGGGCACAATGTAATCCATGGCCAAAGCCTCGTTGTAACGCTTGAGCACTTGGACATAAAACCCCTGCTTGAAATTGCTCAACGCCCGCGGCATCCCCCACCCGCGATTCGGCAGCCCAGCCAATGTTTCCTCACGCAAATGAAAAACCACGTTGTCGTTAAAGGCGAATAAATGATTCTTTTTAATCGCCTCGATGAACTCCCACGGAGTGTACTGCAAGTAAAACGAGCGTCCCTGCCGGATATGCTGCTTAAAGTCCTCCGAAATACTGTAGACATATCGACTTTCGTGGGCCAGCGGATGGTAAAGAACCTGCATCTGGTGCGGGCTCCACCGGATAATCTTCAGTTTATCCTGCTCCATAGAGCGCCGGTCAGCTACCTCGTGTTCGCCACGGTTGTGACACTTGGGGCAAGATGCGTAGAACTTAAAGCCCCGGAAAGTATAGGTCATTTTCTCGATTGGCCGATCGAGCTTGCAGACCTTGCAGCGGAGATAGCGGCGGAACGGCACGAACTGGCTGGTGAAGCTATTCCCGTAGAAAACAAAATCCTTACCTATGCTAAAAGCCTGATCCACGACACGTAGCGTATCGTTGAGGAACTCCTCGTACTTCTTCTTGATAGCGTCAGAAACTTCCTTGATCTCTATTTTGGTGAGAAAGTAAGCTACCACCCGCTCCAGGGCCATCCGGTAAGTGCCATTATTCGCCCAGAACAACTCGCACCAACGGAGCATGCTCTTCAGGTTCTTGGGCGTGTACATCCCACTATAATCGTCGAAAGGATCGGGGAACCACTGTGTGCCCGAGGAAGAAGTCGCCCGCCCAGTAATGCCGCTAGTCGTTGACAGAGTGCTCATGCTGATTGCCGATGTTGATTGACAAGAATTGGAGCAGCGCCCAGATCCTGCAGTGGAGGGTAGCTGACCGAGGCCCGTTTGGGAGACGAATAGGACCGCTTGGAAAAACAAGGAAGACATAGCGCTTCCCCCTGCGGTCCTGCCTCCAAGACTGCCCTGCCTCGGCAGCCCGGGGCGCTGCAGGGCGTCACGTCCGGGGCTACAACATTCCGCTTATTCATATTCATGTTCCTCCGGAGCTGCAGCAAACGGGAGAACTACCAAGAGAACGTCGAATATCCGTAATGACGTAACCAGGCCACAATGCGCGACCCATTGCTCCCTATACCTGCCGTCCTCCAGCTCAACCTTCAAAACGAACGGCTGGTGAAGCGGCGGCTGAAACCGCAGGTCAGCATCCCCGCTTTGAGCAGTATAAACCAACGTAACGTGAGTCGGACAAAAAACCACATCGGCTGCCCGCGAAGTGAATGACCCGAAAGGTCCTTCCATAACGACCGCCACCCATGTCGGTCTGCTCTCTTCGGGAATCTGCTGCACGGCCTTTCGCGCGTCGGGTACACTTGCTGCGAGAGGCGCGGGCGTCTTCAACGCTGGGGCTTCGCTAGGCACCGGGGGCAGAGGGGGCGCAGGAGGCGGGTCCGGTATACGCCGCGGGTCGGGGGGCGGACTCTCCCCGTACGCTGGCGCAATAGGATCTCTCGGCCAGTGAATCTCCCCGTCAAGCGGGGGATCGTCAACTGGCGGAGGCAATATCGTATCTCCGGTTAAATCATGGCGCCCGCCACGATCGTCCGCCGGAGCGTTAGGCACAACTACAGCCCCACCGCGGATCTCGTAATTATCGACAACTTCCTTTTTCAAACCACCAGACAGCTCTTGAACACGGGGTCTCATATTCGTCCTCCAATTCCGGGTTAGTATAGCTGATATCTAAAGAAAAAGGGAGGTCCGCCCCCGCACAAGGCGGGAGCGGACCTGCTTCAGGAGAACTCCAATGCGCTATCGAAAGTCATCTTGCCGTGGCTCCGACTTGCTCCCGAACACGCTCGGGTCTCTGCACTTTGCGCTGGTGCTGCAAAGACCGCCGCAAAGGAACATCCAACGCCCCAAGACAGACGCGAGCATGCCGAGGGTCCGGCAGCTGCATGACCAAAGGAACGTCCGTCCGCACCGCCAACTGATCACTCGACGCCACCCTCTCAACCCAGCGCAGAGGCAGCAGGGACATGCCGCCCGCCGCCTCGGTATGTTCGTCCAATAACTGCCGGATCAACGACATCACCACGTCATCAGGCACTACAGAACGGAAATGCTCCAAATCCAGGAACGGCATCTCCGCAGGCAACAATTCCTTAGCCTTAGTAGAAAGCTGGTAGTCGAACGGAATCTCCCCGCGAAGTCCGCGAAAGACATCTAACTCCAGCATCGTCCAATCCAGGCTGCGCGAACGGCTGGATGCCGTGTCCAAATAGATCGGCAAGTTCTCGCCAAACGGGGAAACATAGTCCCTTTGAAGAGCATCCTGCAGAACGCGGACGGCAGACATCGCTGCCACCGGCACGTCGCCGGTCCTCTCCTTCCAGCGGCGAAACAACACGTCCACGTCCCACCACTTAACACAGCGCCCGACAACTTTGTCATCGCGCTGTTCCAAACGAATACAAGCCAGGCGTTGAACCACCAGCATCTGCTGCCGCCTGGGCAACGGGTCGGGAAACAAACTGTACAACGTCGCCGCATCCAACGGGACGTAACGCCGCCGGTAAGACGAGGTCGCTACTACAGCAACCCGTTGTCCCACTAGCGCTTGATTGGGAGTTTTTTGCATAACACGCCTCCGGGTATTAAAGAAAAAAAAAAAAAAAAAAACCCCCCCCCCC